AATGGTCATTTGATTCAGAAATGAAAGTTATAAGCATATGCAAGTATAAAAATCTGTGTTGGTGGTAGAAGTGTTTATGTATTATTATCATATATATATATGATATGTGATCTGCTTGGTCCATGTTTGAAAGGGACTCTCTATGATGGGAGTTGTTTAGTACTTGGACCGTCGATGGAGGTCGAAAAGGCGGATCACGAGGTATAGCCGTTTGATTGAGGAAATGGTTTCTGTTTGCTCAGGCGGGAAGCCTAAGATATGCGTTGTAAACCCCGAATCAGTGCGCGTCGCCGCGGTGGGGAGAAGAGAACCCCGCTGTTGGGCGGGGTTCAGTGGTGGGAGCTACGCCTTAGGGGCTTCGACCTTCGGCTTATGCACCTGGGGCTTCGGTTTCTCAACGAGTGCCTCGACGTTGTTACTCGCTAAGAGCGACTTGATCTTGGTGAGTTCCTCGGGTGTCGCGTACAAGATCGAGCGGCCTCTGCCATCTTCCCGTCGGCTATTCTTTCGGGTAGCGCGCCAGGTTTCGAAGTCCGCGGCTTTGATCTCGCGCCGGTAGACTTTGGTCGCACCCACTTGAACGAGCACACTGGGCAGGTCGCCATTGGAGATGGCTTTGCGAACGTAGATCCCTGAGAGCCCGGACTTGGTCAGGATGTCTTTGATCGTCATCATCGGCTCGGGGGTGGTGCTGGCGTTCTGTTTCTTGGACTCGGTGTTCATCATTACTCCTTGTTCTGAATGTCCCTGTTGGGGCCCTCCGCACCTTTTTATTTATTGGTACGGGTGAATTATTATAATTATAATGTATCTCGCTTATTTCCACAAGGGTCCAAAGACTCCCCCAATCGTAGGCACCTAGGCTGGTAACGGAGTGCATGGCAACGGTAAGGCGCCCTGTGCTTGTCGCGCGCGGCGGGGGGCCTATGCGTGGCGCCTTGGTGGTTGGCAGGCGGGGCGCCCACCGGGAGTCATAGTTGATTGGTTGATTGTGTAAAATCATTGCGGGGCGCCTTTTGCGTGGGGCGATGCGGGGCGCGCGCAGTTGGCCTTGGGTCCTAAATTGGGGGAGTCCGATGTTACTTAGAAAAGACCCAGGCTCCTATATTATAATTATATTATAATAGATCCTTCGGATGAGGATCACCAGCAAAGGAGAGTAACATGAGCGGCGTGATCGATGAGAACGGACAGTGGGAGCATTGTAATCGATGTGGTGAATGGGTGTTAGTTCAGGATTTGGAATACGGTCCTAAGGACGAGACCTACCCCTACGGTAGAGATCTCTGTCACCCGTGCTATACAGTGGAGTATCCGAACATGGTTCCTCCACCAAGGATTCTGTACGTGGTGCAGAAGCCGTAGTACCAAAGGAGAGATACCCGAAAGGGTATCTCTTTTTGCGGGTAGCGGTATCGCGCGGGGGATGGTTACCTATGATGGTTGCCTATGCGGGTGGGCATGCGGAGGGCCAAGCGCACTGGTGGACACAGTGAAGGTAGGGTACCGTGACTATTGCGGGTAGCATGGGACGCGTGGCATGGTTGCGTGGCACCTACGTGGATGGGCATGGCGGGGCGCCCGTTCTTAGCCCAAGCGCCATATAGGCGCGAGGGGCCAAATTCATTTTCCACTTTTTTCTTTTTCACTTTTTACTTTCGAAACCAGACTTGCTCACTTTCGTGAGCAAGTCTGCTAATCTTACTTCGTGACTTTTTGAATCCACTTGATAACATTGCCAGTTGGCGACTTCTTGTAGGTCACGATTGATTTTGTGTCGTTAGTGCGCAACTTGGGTGAAATGCCTTGCTTGCGCATTGCTTGCTCTAAAATCCCTTTGTCGATTGTGTATGCCATGTTATCCTCTTTGCTCCGTGAGTGAGAGACTTTCGTCTCTCACTCACTTTGCTCTGATATTACTTGCTTGACTTCACAAGTCGCTGATATTCAGCGTATTCACTCTCGCTCAGGATGTGAGCGGACTTGCGTGTCGACTTCTCATCAATTGCTTTGCGGAAAGTCAGGAAGTCACTTCCCTTGATGAAGTTGCAAGGTATCTTCGTGCCTTGCACAAAGCCCGCTGTATACTTTAGCGTCTTGAATTGCTTCATTGCCTTGTGTAGGTATACACGTGTGAAGCCTGTGAGCGTGCATAACTGGTCAAGCGTGTAAACTTTCTCTGGTGAAACATTGTACTGTGACATGAGATTAGGCGTCCTTTGCGCCAAGCAAGAGTGAATGTCTCTTACCTTGATACCATTATTGCACGAAAGAGCGTCATCACCATCGTATCATTCATCACGTCTAACGTCACTTTTCATCATGTTTAGAGCTAAGTAAGTAAAAACTGAAAAACTGAAAAATTACCCCCTACAAATAAACGACAGGGTACCCCTGCATCATTCCAAACCAATCCAACCCCAAACTCATGCGTCACCCGAAAAAGCCCCCGTACACGTTTCGTCCCTACATCACATCGTCGGTGCCGAAGCAAAAGAAGAGGCCATCAGACCGACATTGCATCTGATGACCTCTAAGACATTACTGGTGGGTAGGCCTTGATACCTACTCTCTTGGATAACGGACCAAGCCGCCTCGCGTGTCCTTCCACGTCGCCACCACAAACACCCGCGCCTTCATACTCTCACGCAAACACGTAGCACGCTACGCAGGGCAACAACTTCTGCGCAGACACCCAGCGCCTGTGCTATATGCGCGACACAGGGCGGAGCAACTTAGTTGCAACCCAATGATCGTCGTTGATCTCAGCCCAATCACCTTGAAATACAGATACCACTACAAGTGTATCGCGAGAGAGCGAGCCTATGGCTGTACTTGAAACTATGGGTTTAGCCCGAACATTAGCCACTGCCACATTGACTGCATAGACTGCACTGAAGGGCCAAGGCACTAGGTCTTCCAATGGCAAACCCAATGCCAGGTACTTACGTTGGTGATATATTAGGCTACTCTGCATTGGGTGCTCCTTTGGTAAATGCACTCATGGCGGCTGCATGAGCCATTTGCTTATTGAACTCTTGGGTTAGCTTCTCCGCAAGCGATGGTTGCATACCCTGAGCGGTCAAGGCATTGTAGTAGCATGTGACTATCCTGGCTAGGGAATTGATGCCAGCTGCTAACTGAGCTTCGTTTTCTACCTTATCGACATCGTCGTCAGTGAATGTCATTTTAGGCCTACATTTGGATTAGGTATAGGAGGTTCACCTAGCGTGTTGCAACCTTGCTGAGCAGGAATGCCACTTTCGCATCCTTGGCACGATTGCGGACATATCGGTGCTAGCGATCGACGTTTCTGCATGAGCTTCTTGAGTTTGTTTTGGTCGTTCACTGCTACTGCGTTTGCCAATAGTTGTAACATTCATACCTCCATTCTTTGACGACGTAGGGGAATACCTAGTCGGTGTAACTCGTTATGAAGAGTTGGTTGTGCGATACCTGTTTCCTGTTTGATCTTCCAGAGTACGACGTTGCGCTGATACATTTCAACTGCAACCTTGAGACGATCTGCTTGAGATGGTGCAGCTACGAACTTCCTAGTGGGAACATTGTGTCTACGAAGGATCGAATACAATGTTGTATAGGTAAGTTCATATTGTTGCATTATCGCAGGTATAGGTTCGTCGTTTTGATAAGCAATGACTATGGCTTCTTCATCTGCTTGATGTGCTGACGGTTTTACTAAACTGCGACCACTTCCCTTCAGACCTAATCGAATAGTCTGAGTGGATATTTCCAATTCTTCTGCAATTGCTGCCACAGTCATCCCACTGTCGAACATTTGCAATGCTTCTGTTAGCTTAGCCGGATCCATATAGTTTCCTCCTTGTTACGTGTAGGGACGGACGTTATTATATATAAATTATAACAACCTTTTATCAAAGCAACAAGGGGTCAATTAGAAACCCTATTCGTATCCCGTTTACGCTTCCTCTGGTAGGGATCATCTATGGGAAACTCGTCATTGCTTTTTTAGACACCCATATCTTATAATTAGTGCATGGAAAGTAATATCACTGAACCTGTTGAGCCTATTGTGGAACCATCTTCGATCGAGATAGTGGTTGAAGGTGAAGTAATGGATGATCGTGGCGAGCGTCCTGAATCAGTACGTCAGCCATGGCATCGTCTAGATAAAGAGTCTGTTATCTGGTACGAACGATTCGTTCGATACTATTTGCAATTGGGCATTGGTAGATCGTTGTACAAAGCCTATAGGCTCTATATACTGACGGAAGGTGATCCAGTAAAACAAGCGAAGATGCTTCGTAATGTGACTTCCAAGGTTGAAGGCATGTGGCGACACAAGTCTGCCGAATACCAGTGGCATAAGCGTGCAGAAGCTTGGGACAACTTCGAAGCCAGCATTGATCAGGACGTAGTGAACAAAGCTAAGAGAACCATTTTGGGTTCAATGGATAAAGCAGCTGAGGCTCTTGTCAAGAGCTTAGACAATCCTAGACTTAGTGTAATGGCTGCAAAGGAAATCCTTGATCGTGGTGGTATGGGTGCGATTCAGAAGGTTGGTGTGGTCGCTATACCGTATACATCAGACGAACTGAATCGAGCATCGGAGGAGCTCAAGGAATGGAAGAAGAAGTCCTTACAGGGGCAGCAGTCCGAACCGAGTGGTTGAAATGCAAACTGGACTGTGCGTACTTCGTTCATACGTATTGTCAGATCTACGATGCTACGAGCGCAGAATGGATTCCCTTCCATTTGTGGCCACAGCAGGTGTTAGTATTGGACGACTTAGTCAACAAGCGACTGAATGTCATCCTGAAGGCACGGCAGTTAGGTCAGACTTGGTTAGTTTTGTGTTTTATTCTATGGAAGATGCTCTTCCATCCTATCTTCACGGGACTTGTATTTAGTAGGCGTGAGCCTGAGGCAATCTATCTTCTTGAACGTCTGCGAGGAATCTACAGACACTTGCCGAGATGGCTGCAATCACGTTCAGTACCCGTAGATTCTTCCCACATTTGGCAACTTAGTAATGGCTCGATAGTGTATGGCTTTCCAACTACTGCAGGTGATTCGTATACAGCATCATTTGCATTTGTTGACGAAGCGGACCTGATACCTGATCTCGATAGGTTGATGAACGCAGTAAAGCCTACAATTGATGGTGGCGGCTCAATGACGTTGTTGAGTCGTGCTGACAAGAGTATGCCAGTTAGCCCCTTCAAGAATATCTATCGAGGTGCACGCGAAGGTAAGAATGGTTGGAATTCAATCTTCTTACCCTGGTATGTAAGACCAGAACGTGATCAAGCATGGTACGAAGACCAAAAAGCCGATGTATTGGCACGTACTGGTGGTTTAGATGATCTGTATCAGCAATATCCGAATACTGATGAAGAAGCACTGCGACCTCCTACTCTCGATCGCAGATTGCCGTACGATTGGTTGATGCGGTGCTATGATTCGAGAACGGGTATACGTCCTGACGAGTTGTCACTGCCTTTCCTATTACAGTTTGAGCCACCCAACAAGGTTCACAACTATATAATAGCAGCTGATCCCGCTGAAGGCAATCCTAATAGTGATGATTCGGTTTTATCGGTAGTGGACATAATGACCCTCGAGGAATGTGCAGTGCTTGCCGGAAAGATCGAACCCGCAGTCTTAGCAATCTATGCGGTGCAGTTGAGTAAGTATTATAACGATGCAGGCATCTTACCAGAACGTAATAATCACGGACATGCCTTCATCTTGGACATTCGAGAAGTTGAACACGAGCAAGACAGACTACTGAAAGGCCCTGATGGTGCGTATGGATGGGTATCGAGTGCGAAAGGTAAGGCAATACTATGGGCTAACCTTTCGGATGAACTTCAAAAAGGACGCCCACTCATTCATTGCGAGAAAACGCTAGTGCAGTTAGCCAGCATTGAAGGTGATACACTTAGGTCGCCTGAAGGTACGCATGATGACTATGCAATTGCATTCGCGCTTGGTGTTGCAGGTGCAACAGCACGCCCAATAATCAATACGGTCTATAGCTACATAGGGAAAAAATCACATGCCACTGATGGAATCGCCAATCGCAGAGCAAGATACAGAAGCGCTGACTTACCTAGAAGCACTGTATACGACTAACCTTGAGCTAGAGAAGGAAGTCGTTAGGTGTCGTGAGTATCACGAAGGTGAGCAGAATGTAAAGCTGACTGAACGCCTAAAGCAGTTTCTAGGTGAAGAGTTCGGCAGCTTTGAGTTCCGATTGAATGTCTGTCGTATCATCATTACTGCAGTCACTGAGAAATTATCCCTACTGGGCTTCGACTCGAAGGATCCTAAGGCAATTAGCTTTGCCAAGAATACGTGGGAAGCTAATAACATGGATGCAGTTCAGACAGAAGTGTACGAAGCAACACTTAGAGACTCTGAACATTTTGTTATTGTGGATTGGCCCGAACCCGAAACACGTAAGTATGCACGCTGGCTTCCTCAACCTCGTTGGACGAGTTTGGAAGTTGAAGGGGGTGAAGGTTACGGATGTTTGATTCAGTATCCAAACAACGACGTAAACGAAGATCCGATGTTTGCAGTAAAGCAATGGTCAGAGCTCAATCCCGAGAGCACTTCAGTACCCATCCAACGTCGTACTGTGTATTATCCCAATCGTATAGAAAAGTTTAGACGCGAAGGTTCTTATGGTGAATGGACCCGCTATAGCGATCCAGGTGATGCAGCCTGGCCCCTTCCTTGGATAGATGCACAGGGCAATGCGCTCGGAGTGCCCGTTATCCATTTTCGCAACAAGGATATGCAGTTTGAGGCCGAGAATGGGATTCCGATTCAGGATGCTATCAACAAGTCGACGGTAGACTTACTTACCACAAGTGACCAAACTGCATTTCGTATTTACAAGGCTTTAGGATTCATTCCTACAAGCGATGGTCAAGATCTAAAAGCGGATATGACGAATGCTTTGGAAATTGAACCTGGTGTAGTTGTTGGTACAACCAAATCAAAGCAGGAAGCCGATTTTGCAGCTATCGATCCGCCATCGCTCGACCCTTTGATGAACTTAGTTCAGCAAGGTATTATGTGGTTAGCTTTAGTAACAGACACTCCGGTGTCGAGATTCATCACAACCAAACTGATTGCAAGTGATGAGACACTGAAAGAGCAAGAAGAACCCCTGATTGCTAAAACAGAGAATAGGCAAGCACTGTTTGGACCTGCATGGAAGAAGTGCTTGATAATGTCGTGGAAGCTCGCTCAGCTGAGTACTGCTAAAATAGAAGATGTTCCAACGGCGGAGCCTATTTATAGACTTGTATGGAAAAATGCCAAGGGAACAAAAGAACTCCTGAGCGAGCTTGAAAGTAAGCAGAAGCTTCGTGTGCCTGACGAACAGATTTGGACCGAACTAGGTTATGGTCAGGACAAGATTACTGAGTGGACAGCAGCCGCTGAGAAGAAGTTGGCTGATGAACAAGCAATGGCTGAAGCAAAGGCAAATGCAGTAGCAGGAACCTTGAAAGCTAAGGCCTCAACCAATACTGACAAGACTGTCAGTAACAATTCTGGGAAGGAGACTTCAAATGGCACCACAGCTTGACCCGGTGACGGGCAAAGAAGTAAAAACGCCTGAGGAAATCGCTGCTGAGGCTGCTGCACTTGCAGCTGCAGGTGGTGAAGGAGGCGCCGGAGATGATTCCGGAACCGAAGGTGGCGATGGTAGCGGAACTAGCACAGGTGCTAGTGACAAAGCCAAAGATCTACCTAAGGACCTGCCAACCGCTTTGGAGAAGTTAGAGGAGACACAGCGGTTACTTCGTCTAGCGAATCGGGAGTCTGCAGAACGTCGTATTGCCTTGAAAAAGGCTAACGAGCAGATTGCTTCACTAGGCGACAAAGGTGGTGATGACAAGAAGAAGGTCATCGAGCTCCAAACACAGTTGGAAGCCGCAAATGCTAAGCTGGCAGAAGGTGACGTGAAAGCGTTGTACTTGAAGACGCTTGCAACTCATGTCAAGAAGCCATTTGTGGATGCTACTGCTCAGAACGCCGGTTTCGATTTCGCTAAGGCGAAACTTATGACTCTCGGTAAAGATGCAGATCCACAAGATGTTGCTGACGTAACCAACGAGATGCTGAAGGAGTACCCCTTTCTCCTCAAGCCTGCACAGAGCGTAAATACCAACTCTGCAGCGGGAGGTCCTCTTCCCAAGATGACTCCTGCACAGGCCCAAGAAGCTATCATGGAAAAGAAGCGTTCATCCGGAGAGTACGGTTCCGGAATCTAATCGAAGGAGGTTCTAAATGTCTCTTGTTACTCGAAGCGCTGATGCCAACCTTGATTCCAATCAAGCAGAACAAATCTTGTCAGGTTTGTTTGCTGGCGAAGCCCTTGACGTTGCAGCTCCTTGTTATATCAAGAGCTCTGACGGCTTGGTGTATATGAGTAACGGTACGTCGGCCAACGAAGCAGCCGAAGTTGTGGGCTTTACTCCACGCGCAACTGCTCTTGGTCAACCCGTTACCCTGTTTGGGCCAAACTCCCGTTTCCGCTATGGAACGAGTTTGACTCCTGGTGATATCTACTATCTGGGTGCAACTGCTGGTCGTCTTGACACTGGTGCAACCACTGGTGATGCTTTCGGTTATGCGCAAGCGGTTACCGATCGCGATATCATCATCATCCGCACGTGCCCAGTGCTGACTTCTGCAACTGTCGGTGCTGGCTCGATCGGAACAACCGAACTTGCCAACTTGGGTGTTACCCAGGGCAAGATCGAAGTTGGTGCAGCGAGCGCTGGTCTGTCTGGCTTAGTCGCTCGATTTGTCGCCTCTGGTAACGTCATTGGCGGTATTCCTGTCATCCACCACATTCTGATGGTTGCAGGTGCCAATGGTGATACCGATATCACGCTGACCCACAAGACTCGTATCGTTGCTGTTTGGGTTCACCCCCGAACGAGTGTTACCTCGGCTGTAGTGACAGTCAAGAACGTCACCAACGCTATTACCAATGCGATTGTTGCTGCGGTAGCTGGCGTTGTGAATCATGCCGATTCACTTGCAATCGCGTACGATACGATCGCTGCAGGCACAGTCCTTCGTGCCACAGGCTCAGGTGGTGCAACACAGCCTGATTGCGACGTCTACGTCCTTGGCTTCAGGGTTGCATAAGGAGATATGACATGGCACAAGTAACCGGTACGTTTGATATCTCCACCCTGTTAGCTGCCCGTTTCCAATCCGTTGCCGCGTACGGCATGGATACTATCGTTCCCATTCTGCAAGCCGACCTTGCTGCTCACAATCAGATCATGCTCGATCTGGTTTCGGCTCTCGCAGACCCAACCGCTGATCGCCAGCGTATCTCTGGTTCAAGTATGACCGGGGATATGATCGAAGTTGATGAGTACGGTCGTGCACCTACTCAGAAGGACAAGCCCGGTTCGACGGTCGCCTTCCCTCTGAAACTCTTCCAGTACAACGTTGGTTGGACTGCGAAGTGGATGCAGAACAAGACGCCTTCGGACATGGCCACCATGGTCCTCGGAGCCGAGAAGGCTCATCGCCGAATGGTTCAGCGCGAACTGAAACGCGCATTCTTCTACGCCACGAACTACACCTACAAAGACCACTTGGTCGACAATGTCGATCTCGCAGTGAAGCGCCTTGCTAACGCAGATAGCGCTCCCATTCCTGATGGTCCGAATGGTGAAGTGTTCGATGGTTCTTCGCACAATCACTACAACACCGCTGCATCATTGACTGCCGTTGCCGTTCAGGCGAACATCGATGATGTCGTCGAACACGGTTATGGTGGTGCAGTGAAGGTTGCCATCAATTCTGGAAATGAAGCTGCATTCAGGCTTCTGACAGGCTTCGTTGCCTACATCGATCCCCGCTTGATTGTTCCTGGTGGTGCAACCACTGGTGTTCCCAATAAGCGCCTGGACATCTCACGCATGGACAACCGAGCAATCGGATTGTTCGGTGCTTCGGAAGTTTGGGTGAAGCCCTGGTGCCCACTGAACTACGAGTTTGCATGGGATGATATGGGTCCCAAGCCGCTGGTCTATCGTCAGCGTGCCACTGGCCTAACTGGCCTACATATCGCTGCGGACAACATTGACTATCCGTTGTACGCCAAAGACATGGAAGCCGAGTTTGGCATCGGTGTCTGGAACCGCCAGAATGGCGCTGCGTTGTACCATGGAAATGTTACCTGGGCTGATCCGTCTATCACCTAACAACTAACGTTGTCGATTCCTCCCGACGCGTAGTTGCTCAGATCTAGGGGGAGACGCGTATTACACTAGCGTCTCCCCCAAGGAGCATAAATATGACAAAGACAATACCGTTAGGTTATTACATCACAGCTGCAGGTCCCACGAATGCCAATGGGCAACGTGTCAAAGAAATGCGACCTGATCAATGCGAAGCACACGCCGAAGCTGGCATTCCCGCTCCGTTGCTTGGTTCCGACGATCCTGTTCTTGAACTTCCCACTCCGTTCGTAGCTGAAGCAGAAGCTATCCCAGCTTCAGGCGAACCAGAAGCAGAAGCAATTCCGGCTTCGATCGAGCCCGAATGGACTCCTGAAGAAGCACCTGTTCCGAGTAAGCGCAAACGCAAGACCGCCGCTACGCCTGAAGAAGAGTAATACGCACATTCGACCTACAGGCTGGCTAAGCTGTAGGCCCGCAATTATTGGAGGTATCATATGCCTCGTAGAGTAACGAAATTGAAAGGTGGTAAGGTTAGAGTGAAAACTCTAACCACAGGTAAGGTGCGACGCTTCAAGAGTATGCGTTCTTATAAACACTGGAAGCGTGTTGCAGATGCGTACGATCATGGATGGAAGCCGAAACGGAAACGGAGTCGTAAATGACATTCTCATATACAATAGGCACTGATCTATCCGACATTCGCTTACGCATAGGCGATACTATATATGCAGCGGGTGTACGTCCTAGAGGTGCAAACTTCTCCGATGAGGAAATCACTCGCGTGTTGACATTATGCGATAGTAATGTCGACTTCGCGATTGCCATGTTACTGGAAACCCTATCTAACGAGTGGGCTAAGATTGCTAGTATCACAGTAGGACCAGTGAGACAAGATTACACATCAGTATCGAAACAGTTCGCAAAGCAAGCTGACGATACTCGTATGCGATTAGGTATTGACTCCAAGTCATTTGCCATTGTAATGAAACGTATGGATGGTTACCAAGCCGATGCAGAGGATACAAGTGCATGACTAGTTTAGCAATGCAGCAACTGATGACCGAGACAGCTCAAGTCCTTCGTGAAAACGTCAAGGATGCATATGGCGTCTTTAGCGGACCCGTTACAGTCATCACAACGTTACCATGCACTCCGCTATATCCTTTATCAGCAGAGCTAATTCAACGCATGGCAACGACTTCACCAATGGTGCTGTGCGTGTGCTATTCGGAAACCGACAAGAACGTGCGTAATGGCGATAAGTTGTCCGTCGGAGGTAAACAATATGATATCAAGGGTGTATCTCCCTGGAAATCTCCTGATGGAGATACTTACTTAGAGATTGTTGTTGAGAAGGCGGTGAACGTTGCCTAGCGTAACGCTTCCCAACTTTGCACCTTCTGGTTTACCCCGAGGTGGAATTGAACTTCGTATGTTCATTACGGGTCGAAAACGCCTCTTGGACATTCTCGATGAGTTCAGCAACTCGAGTAAGATGGAAGCCACGTTCGAAGAGGCTATTCCAGGTATGCTTCAAGACTTCGTTGAACGAGCTAAGGAAGTTACACATCGAGGAAGATCTGGACATCTAGCTGAATCTCATATATGGGATTACGATGTACATCATTATCGTGGACGTGTATTTATCGATCCACGTGTTATGTTTTCATATCCACGTAGTCACGTATTACGCCTACCTTCTATATATGGATTATTTGAACATGCACGTGGCGGTACTCATGCCTTCTATCAGATAGTAATCGATAGATACGGAAGCGCATACGCTGATGTAGGTATGAAGATGATGATGAGACATTGGGACAAATCGACAATGTACAAGATGTATCCGGAAGAGGAGATTACGCAATGACCAGTACAGTTTCGGGTAGTGCAGTTAGAACTGAGCTTGCTACACTGTTGTCTTCGCATATAGCCCACAAGAATGCGGTATTGCGTTACGCACCTAGTGCTATAACTGGTTCACCAGTGATTACTATGGCTCGCGCAAGCTCAGATCGACCACGCCTAACTATACGAGGTACTAGCGCTAAGTTCATAGTTGTAATCGAAGTATATGTATTGCAAGCTGATGTTGAATCAGGTTGGACTGAAGAACAGGCTCAAGATCTACTGGATACCATCGAAGCCGAGATTACTGATGTAGTGTCACAACACGCTAAAAACGGCACAAACTGGGATTCATTAGATTATGCTCGTCAATCTGAAGCCACAATGATTATCATGCAGGGCAAGCCATACTGGTGGGAACGTATATTTCTAACAGTGGAGGTGAAAGGTGAGTCCAAAACAGCGTAAGATGGTCGCAGGGCAAAAGGTCTATAAGGCCTTGCAGCCTATTACTCTACCGGATAACGAACCTATGGTTCAACCGGGAGAGACCTTAGCACTCTCTGACGAGCAAGCAACTATTCTACTCGCAATGGGTGCTGTGGAAGTTAGTACCGAAGTTGAGGAGGTGAGCAGTGGCTCAAACAACTGGAGCTCTTAGTTGGATTGACGCCGTAATGGAGGTGAGTACTGATGGTATCTCCTACTACGACGTATCGGGTTCTTCGAACGCGGTGAAAGTAGATGGTGGCGAAAGAGCCATTTCGGAATTCTTTACTGCCAACGGGGATACGCCTATCCTCACTCGAGGCAAACGCAGTAAGTTGGAAGTTACGTTTGCAGGTGTATATACAGAGGTCACCGGCGAGTTGTTCGATCGGATGATTGGTGTATACGAAGCCGCAACGACAATGTACTTCCGATGGTCCGTTAAGACGCACGGCACAGGCGTGTTTATCTTCTCAACAAGTGCGGGATACCTAACTAAACCTGTGTATCCCCAGGGTGCGTCCGATAGCGCTGACGCCGTCCAAATTGAAGCCACAATCTCAGTGGCCTCGATTGCCAAGTCGATACATGCGTAAAGGATGGTGATCAATGGCTCAAACTACTGGATCGATTAGCTGGGCGAACTGTCTTATCGAAATCAGTATCAACGATTCTGCGTGGACTGATATTTCTGGGATGACGAATGCAATCAAGGTTGATGGTGGAGAGCGAGCAATAGCTGAATTCTTCACTGCGACAGGAGATATTCCGATTCTTACGAAAGGTAAGCGTTCGAGTTTGGAAGTCACGGCCTCAGCGCTCTATACAGAGCTTGCTGAAGTTTCCGAAATTGTACGTGTGGCATACGAAGCTGGTAACATTTTGTACTTCCGCTGGTCGCCAAAAGGTGGTGCTGGTGGAACGTTCTCGTACAAGTGCAACGGCGTGCCCACGAAGCCAGTCTATCCACAAGGCGCTGCGGATAGTGCTGATGCGATCCCTTGCGAGTTTACAATCAAGACCAAGGAGATCGTCAAGTCGACGCTGTAAGAGATTTACAGCAGGAGGAATGAAATGGCAGAAGAAGGTGTGACGCTCGAGCAGTTGGGTTTTGAACTTGACTTGGACTTGTATGAGATGGGTGATATCTTTGACTTGTCGGATGAATCCTTGTCCTTCAAAGATCGCTACATGGCTTTAGCGAAGGGTATTACCAAAGGTGACATTCGTAAGTTGAAGGTGAAGGATCTTCCGAAGTTTATGGAAGCCATCAACGAAGCCCTAAAGTCTCAGACAAACCCTACTCCAGAGAGCCGATAACCGGTAGAATTCTTCCATTAGACCAAATAGTCACAGGACACTTATGGACTCATGGTCAAGGGATGAAGATGCCAAAGCAAATGCTTGAAGTGCTGTTATGCCGTGATGTATATCATTGCGTACCATCGGTTCTCCGAAAAGAAAACGCACTTGTAGTTCTAACACATCTAACGATACTTGGTGCGGAATCAGAAGTATTGAAGTTGCGAAGGAAGTAAGGTGCTATGCCTGATTATGATCTCGTAATTTCCGTTCGCGGTAAGAACGAAGCCGGTGCGGTATTCGACCAACTAGAGCGATCTCTTCGTCGTATTGGAGAGACCGCACTAGGTGTTATTGCTGCTCGCACAATCGAAAGTATCGCGGAATCCATTACGGGTGTTGCAGTTGCTGCAATCAATGCATCTTCAGCCTTCCAACTCATGCAGCTGAACTTAGCTGCATTGACTGCTCGAGAAATGGTAAAGCTCTCAGGCGACACCAAAGATGTTGCAACTATATTTGGTGAAGCCGAACTCAAGGCGAAAGGATTGATGAATCAACTTGCGCGCATGTCAATCCTTTCGCCTTACATGCTAAACGAAGTTGCTAACACATTCCGATTGAATATGGCGTTTGGTTATACTACTGACCAAGCGATGAAGATGACCAACGGCTTATTGATGATGGCTGCTGGTATTGGTGCAGATAATGAAATGCTCAAGCGTATGGCCTACAACCTCGCACAAGTTAGACAGCAAGGTAAGGTCACAGCACTTGATGTTCGTCAGCTAGCGTTAGCTGGTCTAGACTTAGAAGATGTCTTGAAGTGGACATCCGCCCAGATGGGTTATAATATCAAAGACCACCTGGAGTTCAATAAGCTCATCAAGGCGGGTAAGATTACTTGGGAAGACTTCGCAACGAACTTCGAGAAGTACGCAGATAAGTACTTCCGAGGTGCAACTGAACGTATGGCTCGTACTATGATTGGGTTGAAGAACACCATGTTAGATGTCTTCAATCTAACTGCTCCTAAGTTGTTCTTAGGTGCACTAGATGAAGTTACCAAGGTCTTCAATCAGGTCTTAGACTTATTCATGTTCTTATATGACTCCGGTATACTTGATGAGATTGGTGCAAAGATTACAGCTTGGGCTACTGTAAAGTTAGGACCTATTCTATCCTTTATGACGGACTTTATTCAGAACATGAAGGATATGACTGCATATCAAGAAGAAACAGGCGTTTCGTTTTCGTGGATACAGGCTCTCAACGACGCTATTGAGAAGAACTTCGGATCCGACGTTCTTGCTAAGGTACTTAGAATCGAAGATGCATTCCAAACCCTTCAACTCACTCTTGAGTTATTCTCTAAGGGTAAATGGCAAGACGCCCTCAAGATGGCTGGAGTCAATTGGGGTTGGGTAGATAGTCTTTCAGGATTCGTTGATAAGCTACGTGTTGCATGGAGCAATCTCAAGATATTTTGGGATGCAAACGGCGATGGTATTGTTCAGTCATTCAAGGATATAGGTAGCGCGCTTTGGGAAGCTATTGGAGGTCCAGGAGCTGGTACAGAAGCCCAAGATACCCTAAATGGTATCGGTCAAGGCTTCATAGATGCTACTCAATGGCTAATCGATAATGGTGATGAGATTGAATCAACGATACGAGACTTTGCTGATCTCCTCATCGAGAAGCTTCCGTTAGTAAGACAGCAAATACTAGACTTCGGTGATGCTATTGAGAAGAAGCTTCCAGCAGTCAAAGACTTCTTTGGAGGTGTGTTCAAGGAAGTAGCAGACAATCCTGAAAAGTACGGAAATATTGCACTCATCTTGGGTTCCATTGCTGCAAGTGCCTTATTGCTAGGTAAGATAGACCTTACTGGACCCGCACACTTCTTCAGTATCCTAGCTAGTACTGCTGTTATCGTATCATCAAGTGGATTTGCTACACTAATGGGGCCTATTGCAACAGGTATTGCAGGTATAGCAACATCAGCGGCAGCTGCAGCAGGTCCAATCGCAATTGTTGCGGTAGTTCTGGGTTCTATTGCGTTAGCACTATGGGCTATCTGGACGTACAAAGACCAAATCAACGAATTCTTTGCAACGCTAGCAGCACGCATAGCAGAGCAAGCTACTTCAGCTGGTTGGGGCCCTTTCGTTGAGTTCCTCAAAGAAGCTTGGACATACATCAATAACATACTTACGGTTGTTCAGTTACTAGCAAGTGTTTGGTGGGAGCTATTCAAGATAGGAGCACAGCAGGTTGGTAAAGCCATTAGCGAGATGCTTCCTATTCTAAAGGATAACGTATATGAGAACTTCAAAGAGGCTTGGAAGACTATTGCAGGAATCTTCTCTACTTTAGGATATAAGGATAGCCCTCTACAAGCGCTCATAAATATGTTATCGACAGGACTCACTAAAGCACTTGAAGGAATCAACGGATGGCTCGATAAGCTGATTACTAAGCTAGAGCGCTTCTTGGAACTCCTGCGAGGTGCAAAAGTTGGTGACGACATTATTGGCAATAGTCCATCACCATTTGAGAACTCATTGATGGGCATTGCTGGAGCTCTTGATATAGTGAACACCAAGATGATGGGACTCAATACAGGTCTGGACGTTGATAGTCGCGGTGGTAACTACACTGGTGGCGATAGCCGAATCTACAACATCACCATCAATGGTGGTGGTTCGTTGAACGAAAACGATATAATCAGAGCACTTCAGAAAGCTGGAGTGTCCCAAATCTAAGCACAGTTGCAGGGCACCGAACACACGCAAGGTGCACACGCCCTGTGCCATTCGAGAAGGAGTGAACGATGGGTAAACAAGTTCATGACAACGTTTTAGATGGTGCATTCAACATCATCAAGACAAACTGCACTACGATGTTACTATGCAGTGGTGCAGGCGCACCTGCTGATCGTGCTGCAGCTCTTGCTGCTGCTTTAGCAGATGTTGCTATGGCAACAGGTGACTTCACACTTGCTGATGACACAAGTGGACGGAAGTGTTCTGTGACTGCCAAATCGGGTGTTACGGTCGATACTGGCGGTACAGGTACTCACGTTTGCTTGATTGATGGTTCAATCTTGCAATACGTGACGACTTGTACATCGCAAGTTGTTACTGCAGGCAACACAGTGAACTTCCCACTCTGGAAGATCAACATTCAGGATCCTACCTAATGTCAACAATTTGTTGGTGCCCGGCGTCAGGTTCCGCTCCAGTATCAGTAACACCTTCAACGTCTGACTGGGACGGTCATATCAATACAGTCCAACGTCCGTTGAATTTTACGAATGGTGGTACAGCATCAACAATACTCAATTATGCGCCTGACGCCGCAGACCATCTAACAGACGTTGCATCAATGATTGCTGCCTTTGTGTCTCAAGTGTTACCGCCGCAAACTGTTGCCGCACAAAATGTTGGATTTGGCGGAAGGTTTCTTGAAAGTAATACACTCAACAATCTATACTTAGCATGGAAATTGTATGGAGTATCTGTCGACGGTGCAAGTAACCTTGGGACACTCAAGGCAATAAGTAAATTTGTTGGGACAGAAATTCCGAATGCCGCAACGGGTAAAGCAGAAATTGCTACAATTTCAGCGGTTACATTCAACGTTCCATGGCGATTGGTTTTAGAAGTGGGTGCTGATGGACTTCCAACAACAGGTGGTGGGCGACATAATTTTTCAATATATGCGGGCGAAACTTGGGCTACTAGTGTGCAGTTAGTTCAAGATGGAGACACGTCAGTTTGTCCGATGATTTTGATTTTTTCAAAAGACTTGAGAGTTGATTACAACGGAAATGCAAATTTTCAGGCAGGCATATAAAATGTCAACCGTGTGTTGGTGCCCTTCATCTGGTTCTGCTCCTGTTACAGTTACACCGTCGGCGACTGATTGGGATGGTCATATAAACACAGTTCAACGCCCATTGAATTTTGAAAGGGGTGGGTCTGCTTATGCTTCATTGACTTATTATCCGGATGGTGCTGACCATTTGACGGACGTGGCAACGATGATTGCGGCATTCGTTTCACCAGTTCTTCCACCGCAAACTGTTCCTGCCCAAGGTGTAGGGTTTGGTACAAGAGTTCTTGAAACCAATACACTAAACAACCAATACTTTGCGTGGAAGTTGTATGGGGTCAATGTTGCGGGGAATACTAATTTGGGTACGCTGAAAGCAATAAACAAATTTGTGGGTTCTGAATTTGCAAATGTACTGACTGGGAAGGGACAAGTTCAAACAAGCTCAGCAATTACATTCAATGAACCTTGGAGATTAGTTTTAGAAGTTGGTTCTGATGGATTGCCGGTAACAGGGGGTGGGCGGCATAATATTGAATTTGAATTTGGTGAAGCACTCCCTACAGGTTCAATGACACTCATTCAAGACACTGATACAACAGTCGGCCCATCACTGCTTATTTTCTCACAGGAGTTGATTCTTGTTCCCAGTAGTTATGCCAGTTTCAGGATAGGACTATGATATGGGTTTTTTTATAAATTGCTTAGTCGTGTTTGTGTCTGTCTATTTGCTTTTTCAAATCATAGTTTTTGTGGAGATATATAATGGCAGCACCTTATAACCCGCCCAAGAAAAATGAAGACTTCAAAATAAGGATAGCATTAGTGGACACCGCTGATGGAAGATCATTCAAATCAAGTCCAACGATTGCAGCGGGTGACTTCAAGGTGGACAAGGATGCGGGTGGATTGACCAATTTTTCTACCCTTCCCACTGTCAGTCCTGCAGCATCTGTTTGTGTCCTACTTGAATTGTCTGCTACTGAAATGAATGCCGATGTGGTAACAATAGTTTGCATTGATCAGACCAATCCTAAAGAATGGTGTGACTTTGTTGTGAGCATTCCTACTACTGCATAAACTATGCCAATCTCTTCTAGGTTCTTCTTTGGTGATACAACAACAGTATCGGCTATAGACTTAGTTATAGCAGATGCAGCTCATGTACATACTGTTGACAATCTAACACTTACGCAAACACATGTTCTCGCAATACAAGATGCATCACATCTACAGGTTGCCGACAACGTAACGATGACGCAAGTGCACATCTTAGTAGTTCAGGATGCACAGCACGTACATACTGCTGAGAATGTCAACGTAACGATCGTCTATATCTTAGTGATTGCAGATGCTGCACACGCACATGTAGCTGATAATCTAACACTAACACAAGTACACGCTTTAGCAGTGCAAGATGCAGTTCATTCGTTGCTATCGGATAACCTGACACTAACACAGTTACACATACTTGCAATTCAGAATGCAGTGCATGCTTTACTATCGGATACGCCAACACTAACACAGGTACATGTTCTTACAATTGATAGTACTGCACATATAGTTACGTCAGATAACGTTACAATAGAAGTAACAACGCTGCTAACTATCCAAGATGCAGTTCATGCATTAGTGTCCGATAATGTTACACTTACGCAGGTGCACAATCTTACAGTTCAGGATGCAGTGCATGCCTTAGTAAGTCCGAACGTCGATATCACGCAGTTACATCTATTACAAATTGCAGATGCTGCACACGCTCTAGGGTCGGATAATGTTACCCTAACGCAGGTTCATCAATTAGTTGTGCAGAGCGCTATACATGTACTGCAGTCAGATAATCTCGACATTGTAGTAGTATCTGGTGTTACGTTGGTCATCGATGATGCTACCCATGTTTTGACATCTGATGAACCTGTAATCGTAGTATTTCGATATGGCCGCATAGTAGCAATCTTACCTGCTAGGCCTCTTCAAGGAACTTTATCTGGTGGTCGCGTAGAAGCACATATGCTAGCTAGTCGTGATACGACTGTAATAATGGAAGGTGGGCGATCGCAAACGCATAGCGTTAGTGGTCGAAACCTAGTTCACATGGTGGAGGTAGATGATGACGACTATCCGGGAAGTTAGTCTTTCACCCGAAGAGCAGGGCGAGCTTGAGGAAGTCTACTACAAGTTCGACTTTGCAAGGCTAGGTACGCCTACTAATCCAATATGCTACTTATTCGATGTGCAAGCTGATACCGATGTATCTGCAGCCTGTTTGAAGAATGCTGCATCGATTCTAGGTACTGTAGTCACAGCACAACAAGTGTACAATTTGGACAAAGGTAGGCGTTACAAGTTGGAATGTTTGGCAACTGTTGGTGGTAGTCTGATAGGCGGCTACCTCTACATAGATTGTACTGAGTGAAATGAGGTACAATGACTAACGGCTATACCCTTCGTTGGGAACCATATACAGGAAATGCTATCGACTTCGATGGCACTGTTTACACCGTCACACTAGGTTTTGAGGGTTGGTTGTTTGCTGACTCGAACATGTCTTCTGCTCGTATGGGTGACCAAACTCATGTACTTGAGAGCGTGCTTACCAAACCTCGTTATCTCAAGTTACCTATACTTGTTCAAGCTGCTACACGTCCATTACTCGACGATGCAATGGCTGCTTTGATTGCATCTGCTAATCCCTACAATGCACAGGAGGGACGATTAGTTATTACTCGTGCAGATGGCACTACTAAGCGTACCATTCAAGCTATTCTATACAACGGATCCAAGGGAACAGATGCACAGGGCAAGCTCGGTGACTTCTGGAGTATGTTGGATCTCACATGGATTTGCTTCGATCCGTTCTTTGCTAATTACGACGAAACGGTTGAGGAGTACTCGCAAACTGGCCCTCCAACCTTCTTTCCGATCTTTCCAGTGGAGTTAGGTGCGGGTCTAACATTTACCGATATAAATTTGGTTGTCGGAGGTGATCTATCGGTTTGGCCTATATGGCAGATCCTTGGTCCAGGCCAAGCCATCAAGCTAACCAATCTTACCACAAACAAGTTACTCAACTTACCTTCGTTGGTACTCACCGGAGCTCAAACTGTCATTATCGATACGAGACCGGGAATGAAAACGGTTACAGTAGGTGGCGTCAACTATTTTAGCTATCTTAGTAATCAGTCAGTGCTGTGGCCTTTAGTTGCAGGTGATAATCACATCACGGTTGATATTACTAATCCCACGGGTGCTACTAGGGTACAGTTGCACTACTACAAAAGGTACTTTACAGCATGACGACTCATCAGTACGAAGCCTATGCCTACGAAAACGAAGTACTTGTTGGGCAACAAGAGTTCTCGAGACTCGAAGTTATTCGACGGTTCAATACTGCTAGTCGTTTTGAGATGACGGTGCCAATTACGAAGCTACTTGCTGGCATCAACTTCGGATACAAGACTAAGTTCGATATTAGAGAAGATGGTATCATCATATTCACAGGTCGAGTGATACATACTAATAGAGTATGGAACAACTCGACAAATAATCCTGTTGATGAGGTTTCTGTCACTGGACGCGATGGTCTATACTTTCTAGGCGGTCGTCTAGCTGTACCTGTGCCTAGTGGTCCACCTTATACAAGTTCAGCATACGATACTCGTACGGGACCTGCCGAAACTATTATGAAGCAATTCGTATCCTATAATGCAGGCTCGAACGCTACCCTCCCGCGTAGCTTCTCATGGCTAACTATTGGGACAGATCTTACTCGTGGCGTATCCCTTACAGCCAAAGCACGATTTGAAAACCTAATGGACATCCTTACTGGAATTGCCAATGTATCTGGATTGGGATTCCAAACGGTTGCAGATGTCTTTGACATCTATGTTCCCGCCGATAAGCGAGCTTCGGTACGTTTCTCACCAGACTTAGGTAATCTTAGCTCGTTGGAATATACTCTTGATATTGCTACGGCAAACTACTTTGTATGTGGTGGTGGTGGTGATCTAACTGCTCGTACCTTTTATGAAGAGGGTGATTCCGATAGTATTATATTATGCGGCCGCCTAGAAGAGTTTGCAGATAGACGAGATACAACCGATACGACTATTATGCATACAGAAATCCTATCACGTTTCGAGAATACACTTCAGAAGGTACAGTTGCATGTAGAACCCATCGAACTACCGACTATGCGATTCAATACGGATTTCTACCTAGGTGATACAGTAGATGTAGATGTGGATGGCACATGGATTTCAAGTCAAGTACAAGAAGCTGGTTTGGTAGTCAACCAAGAAGGTATCAAGACTCGATTCGAGTTAGGTCAATTCGGATTGAGTCAAGCCGAGCTAAATAAGTCTCCATACGCACGACGTGTAAACTTCCTTGAAAGGAGTAAGTAATATGACTGAATACTACTATCCGTTTGATGCCGGGGCAGGTTCAGGTATCATGGAGGGGCAGTGGTCTACCATGATGCGTTGCGCAGCTCCCGCTAATGGGTACATACCTCTATACCTCAATGAACTTTTGGTATACGGTGATTCCACTGGCATGCAAGTAAAAGTAAAATCTGGTGCCGCGTGGATTATGGGTCATCGCTACGAATCCGATGCAGAACAGATAAAGGCCATCTCTGCATCCGATCCAACGAATCCTCGATGGGATCGTGTCGTACTTCGGCTGGACTGGCCCAACAACATAATCTCAGTTGCGGTGGTAACTGGTACTCCAGCAGGTAGTCCATCCGTTCCTGCATTGACACAATCGTCAACTGTATGGGAAATTTGTCTCGCCTTGGTATATGTTACTGCATCGGTTGCAACCATAGCAGCCGATAAGGTTTATGATTACCGTATGAGCTGCTTTGGTGCGTATGAGATTGAGTATGTCATCGGTAGTGGTCTAACCGTTCCCGCAGCTGGAGTATTGCCTACCGGAATCAAGATTCCATGGCCTGGTCGCATCGATGCTTGGACTCTTACAGCTGATGCTTCTGGCAGTATTGTTATTGATATTTGGAAGGATACTCTTACCAACTATCCGCCAGTAGTAGGTGACACTATTATTGCAGCGGGTAAGCCTACACTTTCTGCAGCACGTACAGCATCTGGATATGTTTGGACAGCATCTGGTACACCAGCAAGTTCATGGCCAGGAGCAGTACTAGCAGCTAGTATATGTACTCCACCGAGGATTCAAGGAGAGGCGCAATACCTCTTGCTCAATCTAGAGTCATCTCCAGCAACGCTGAAGCAAGTATTACTTACCCTACGCGTTCAGAAGCATCCGTTCTGGGTGGGGTGGTGAGTCATGGGCACCTATAGCTCACAACCAGCCTCGGGCTATGATACGTGGATCGACAGTGCTTCCTCTGATACCAACGAGAGTAGTGAAGATCGCCTATTTATTGGCGAGTGGTGGGGCGGTGTTGAAACTGGACGGGCGTTCGCTAAGTTCGACCTGTCCAGTATTCCTTTGGGTAGCGTTGTCACTTCCGCATCTTTCTCGATATGGACCAAGGTTGATTACAGCAACAATGCGCGCTCAGTAAAGCTATATCGCGTAAAGCGGGACTGGGTGACTGCGGAGGTGACATGGAATAGCTGGAAATCGGGTAATTCCTGGACAACGCCGGGAGCTGGTAACACCACCAACGACATAGATGGAACGTCCCATGCAACCGGCTCAACAACTGCCAGCCAGGCCGCGGACACTGAGATTCCGTTGACTTTCGATACCTATGGGATGAGCGAGCTTTCAAAAATGATCTGGGGAACGGTTTCCAATTATGGCTGGTTGATAAAATATGACACCGAGAGCGATGATTCTTATGATTTCCATAGCTCCAGATCTGCCACACCTGGATATCGTCCGAAGTTGGTGGTCGATTACGTGGTACCGGGTTCGCCCGGTTTGATGATTGTCGGACTATTCTCGGATTGGGGTGCGAGACATGTCAAGTGGAGCAAGAAGATGAAGAAGATTCTCAATCCCTGGGATGTGCCCGACTGGTGTCCCGCACCAATCTAACAGGAGGTTACAATGAATCTAAATCCTGAAACACCCATTCAAATGCTAAATTGGTTGATCGCCTTTGTGGCACTAGTATTTAGCATCGTATGGACAATTAGGCACAAACACATCTGGTACTTTGGGATACCAATTATAGCACTACTACTCCACCAACTTGCATTCTACTCATATGTAATCACCCTAGATGTACTTAGCGATACACTCACATTTCGAAACTCTGATATGGCAATTATTTGGTCAGCTCTATTGCGTCTACATGGTATCATTACTGCATGTTTCGCACTCATCATTGCTGGCGCTGTAGAAAGGGCTATCCCATGGATAAAATCCTAGAATACGTACTACAGTATGTAGTACCAGCACTCTTTATGGCCATTCCAGGCGCTATAGCTGCAGTATATGCATATCGATCCGTAAGAGACCAAAATGCCTTGTTGGCTAAGAAGCTTCCTGCAGAAGTCAACTTTCTCGACAAGGATGCAGCCAGTAAAATTGGCCTGAACTATGACAATCTAACTGAGTCACAACGGGAGTTCATCGATGCGTTGGTAGCTCAAGTGAAAGTGGATAAAGAGCGCATAGATGAACTCGAGCGACAAGTAAGGCGTTTGAGTAATCAAGTATACTTACTGGGTGGAGTACCTGATTTGAATGGTTTGGTAACCATACCAGAGAAAGGAGGTAAAACATGACACTAGATACATCTCTGATTCTAACTGTTGCGTTTGTCATCGCAATCACATCGTTCTTCAAGACCCAACTGGGCTTGAAGGGGTGGTGGGTAATTCTAGCAGCCTTCGTTGTGTTGCTGGTGCTGCTATACATCCCCCTGCTGATCGTACAGTTCCCTGTAGCAGCTTCTTATCTAGACGCACTATGGAAAGTCATAGTGTTGCTACTGACAGCTGCGGGATCCGTTGACTTTGTGAAAGAAATTCGCTCAGGCTAACATTAAGCACTTTAGCACTGTGCAAGGAGGACGTCACGAAGCATGTTCGTTAGAACCGCCTAGAACGTTCTCAACTACATTCTTGAAGCCGTACTCTTCCATGACAGGAAGGTGCGGCTTCATCTTTTCTACCATTGCTCGAATTCCTTTGCGATCGGACAAAAGCCAAACCCATCCGCCTCGATGAATGTAGTGATTACCCCCAAACTGACGTTCCAGGATATCGATTTCCAAACGGTGCTTAGTATAAACCATTACTTGAGGATACTTCTTCTTGTAGAAGTATCCCCTACCACGCTTCAGCAGCACAGCGCTGGCGCTGGAGAGAGATTTGCCCTGCATACGTCCTCCGTTGATAATGTACTTCGTTGCGCTCATACGTGCACCGTTAAGTCTGCCATAGTATCGTTTTCCTTCTCACCTGAATGGAAGACCCAACCTTCTTCAGGTCCATTGTACGCTTCGTAATCTCCACCACACCATCTATCGCGTACTTCAACATCTGCAACCCACGGAATCTGTGGGAAGTACCTAGTTCCTACTTCCTTCATCTTGGCAAACATTCGCAGGCCAATGTCTTTGCCCTGTGCTATTGGCACTTCCGCGATGATGCTGTCGTGTACTAATAGTACAATAGGTACACCTTCATTGTGTAACTCAAGTGCCGAAATCAAGTCTAAGTCTGATGCTGTAGATGATATCACCATATGCGTACTTGCTTTGCGAACGTCGCCAAGAATGGATTCCACAATTAGTGGGAAGCGTCTCTTCCTACCAAAGATGGTAGAGACCTCACCTTCCTTACGCATCGTCTCGAATTGCTTTCGCTTCCAGGCTAATGCTGTAGGCATCATCCGATTATAGTCTTGAACGAACTGATGTGCTATCTCAATAGGTAGACCTGCATCTTCTGCAAACGAATACTCAGTGCCACCATATACATATGAGAAGTTGAACATCTTGCATTTGGCTCGATCAGCCTTGGTAAACACTTCACCGAACATCTTGAGTGCAACTTCAGTATGAAGATCTCGTCCGTGCGCATAAACATCGAGTAAGAACGGCTCGTTTGAGTAACAAGCCAATACGCGTAGTTCTGCTTGACTATAGTCACCGATGACTAATACGTTACCAGGTGAAGCAGTAAACATACTTCGGATGAGCCATCCTAATCTATCATCAGGTCTGGGTATCGTCTGTAACGCTGGATCTCTGACGGACAACCTACCTACTTCAGTTCCAAAGATTTGGAACGTGCCATGCACACGATTATCTATGTCTATGACATCTCGCAGGTTATCTACATATGAGTTGTGCATTTTTTCAACACGACGATACTCGGTGAGTTCTTTTATGAACTCCAGGACAACAGGATCATGTGTCATCTTCTTTAGCTTCTGCAAGGCATCCTTATTTGTTGATCGAGCCTTGAACTGTCGGCCTTGTGGAATAGGCGCATGCATCTCGTCGTAAAGTAATACAGCCAACTGCTGAGTCGAGTTCGGATTTAGATTTGGTGCGTTTCCCAATTCCCGCATTTTTGCTGTCGAAGCTTCGATTCGCTGTTTGAATTCAGCGGAGATAGCTCCGAACCTGGATGGGTCGATATGCATACCTTTCAACTCTACTTGTGTGAGCATATTCGCTGCAGGCATTATGATTTCCATGAACGGCATATCATATTGCCCTTCCTTACGAAGGCGCGCCTCGAATATCTCTCGAAGGGCTAATGTTACTGCAACATCCTTACCACCATATACTGCAAACTCTTCGTAAGGGATCTTGGAGTATCTATCATTACGGCTAGTGAGATATGTGTGCAACATCTTCTCTTCGTAATCGAACATCCCAAACTCTAGTTGCGCTATCGCCTTCAAGCCGTGCTTGAGATTCTCGTTCAGGATATAGTGAGCAAGCATAGTATCAAATTCCAACCAGAAGTCAATACCTACATGAGACTTCAGAAAGACTTGGTCAAACTTCCCGTTATGTCCACATATCTTACGCTTTGCAAGGAACTGATTGATACAGATAACTGCTTCGGGTGTATCGTATATCAATGCATCCGATATGATAACAGCATAATCCGCATCCCAGCACAGCTGGAGCATGATGATACCATCTGCTAACTTCTTGGGTGTATTGAACCATTGGATCTGATCGGTCTCAATATCTAGCGCTACCCAAGAGCCCTCAGGACATTTTGCGAACTGCTCCTGCAAGTCTTCTACTGTGTTACAGAAGACAGGCTGAGGATTGAACTTCTTCATAAATCCTGGCCCCTTCACCGCTGAGGCAACGCAAGCTAGGAACATCGGAGCCTCTTCGGGTTTGTCACGAAGGATGTAAGCCGGATGCCAGGCAACTAGCGCGTGTGCACTGCCCCAAGGCTGCCACACACCTTGCTGTGGTGCAAAATCCAAGGCGTCTGTAGCTGTCATACCTAATACGAGAATCTTATCCGATGTACACTGTTCGAGTTCTTTTATCAGGCGGTCATGACAGCATCCTACAGAAGCCATATCAGGTGAACGACTAATCGGTTTGCAACAAACGATGTTCGTTCTGAATGTGTCTTCCGGATCACCGCCACCCCATTCGATAGCAGTATCTAGAAGCTGACCCGAAGGTCCTACAAATGGTGCACCTAACTCAACTTCCTTTACACCAGGTGCCTCACCAATAATGATTAGCGATGCATCGAATGAACCTGAGTGTGGTACGTAAGGTTGATGGCGTAAAGGACATGTTGCACACTTAGCACCTGGAGCTTTAGGCGCAACAGCCTCTTCATCAGGATCTGGAATGCCCCATATCTCTTCGAATGTCTTCTCTTCAGGATCCATTACCGTTACCGCCTTTCGTAAGCACAACGCGGGTGTCATCAACTTGCCAACCTAGTGCTTGTAGTTCAGGAACCGCACCATGGGGTACCACAAGCGTAACTAATGGCACCTTCTGAGACTTGGCAATCGATACCAGAGTCTCCAAGTACTCGATTTCGGCTTCTAGGATAATTGCGGAGTGTGAATCTCGTTCGATACACAATACTCCTACAATGTCTTTCTTGAGCGGATCCTTCACTTCGATGTGCATATTACCTCCTGCTATCAGTAATGCTAAGTAGCAATGCTATATTGCTTGACGCAAGTTCAATAGGGAATTCTTTTGTCCAATCCAACGAGTGATGCGAATCGGTGGCGTCTAAGCGTATGCCAGCTTGTGCATATGCAATTGGTGCTGCAGTATCTATACCTCGCACAAGCTTAGAGATATCGTCGTTGTGCTGATTCACTGCAAGTTGTGCTTCGGCTAAGGGATTTTTATGAACTCCTAGGTAATGGATATCGTGGTCTAGATGCCAATTGTGCTTGCATATGATTTCGACGCCACGAGCACGTCCACCTGGAAGTTTCTCGTAACGTTTTGCTACACAAATCGTTCGGCAACCTGCGTTTACCATACGCTCTAGACATGATTCCCAGTCGCTCCATGAACGACCTTGAGGACACATAGCTCTCCTACGTGCAGGTACTGTTGGTAACGCCTTTTCTGTTTCGATCCAGGTTTCCAAAGCGTTGTCTAGCACATCTGGCATCACAATCTCAGCTGCATCTAGTTGATCTGCAACATCAAGCACGGTAGCCCATTCTATAGACTTACCTAGTTCAGCTGCTCCGTTATCTACCATGATGAAGTGCCCACCTTTTGCAACACGATGATAGAATATCGCATAGCTGGGAATAGTCATATACTGTGGAAGTACCATATGATATCCCAACTCATGATGCGAGAGTAGCTTTAGGCCCTTGGGTGGAGTAATAACAGCTAGTTTCATGTTGGCTGTAATCCTTTCAATCTGATATCGATTCGAATAGTACCTGGTAGTCGATACACAATAATATCGAGATTGTCGTACTCCTTGACGATTCGATCGACCTTGTTATTCCATATCATTTCGGTTGCATATATCATGAACTCATTCTGTACAACCGTTAGACTGGAGTTTGGATGTAGACTAACAGTAGCCATGTTATACCAATCCTGCCAGGGTGAGAAACTCCTGACGTGCTTCTGAGGCCGTCAAGAACACACCGCGCATTTCGGATGTGCTCATGATAGCATTGTGTTCACTAACTCCCCGACACGACATACAAGTATGGGTTGCCTGTATAACAACTGCGACTCCCATCGCGGATAGCTGATGCTTCATGAACGAGGCTACGTCGCGCGTAAGCTTCTCTTGCACGCTCGGCCGCTTCGCTAAGTGGTGTACTAATCTCGGAATTTTGCTTACACCAACTTGCAATTCGTTCGGAATATATCCCACATGGGCTAGCCCCGCGTATGGAAAGAGATGATGTGCGCATAGTGACGCAAACTCGATGTTCTTCACTACTATCATCTGATTCGCTAGTGCGGGAAACGTTGTGAATATAAAAGGGGGCTCTGCATCAGGCGCGAACTCCTTCATTGCTCTAAGCCATCGTGCAGCAGTTTGTTCTACAGAGTCGTCCCAGACTTCCATACCAAAGATACCTTTTAGGATATCCGCAAGTCTCATTTCGTCATTATGCATTGGACTGGCCATCATTTTACTCCTATCCGCCATTGAATGCGATCGCCGTATCGGAAGTGCTTACGATTTGCAACCCACTCGAGAGCCTTATCAACGTGTTCCTGAGTAGGAGGAGTTCCTTCTGGCATCAACACAAACGGAACCTTATGTCTAGTATGTGTATTGAACCATTCAGCTAGAGTAAGTATTGTGTCCAACTCAATCTCGTCATCTATAACCCACTTGACTTCGGAAACCTGCTTTATGAGTGCCTCAGGTGCATTGTAATTCAGGTTTGGTTTAGGTGACCACGTGATCCAGTTGGGCCTAAGCTCGCCTTTGAGATCTTGTTGACCTGATGTTTCGAGTTGCACCCCAAAAGTATATCCATAGCGCTTCTGACCCACATCCCACAGACCCTTGATTAGCTCATCAAGATTGTACAATGTAGGTTCACCCCCAGTAATCACAGCTAGAGGCTGAAGTGGATATGCTATTTCGAGTATCTCATCAACCCCAAGCTTGGTACCGCCTTTATTCCATGTGTACTTCGTATCGCACCAAGGACATCCTACAGTGCATCCCTGTAAGCGGATAAAGGTTGCGGGAGTGCCAGCTAGAAGTCCTTCTCCTTGCACTGATCGAAAGATTTCATTTACTTGATAGGTCATCGGAGTCTCCTTTACGTAACGCAAGCACTTCCAAAGGGAAGGCTGTGTCCGGATGCTGTGAGTAAACAATTCCTTGTATAGGCAAGGTCTCATTAGGCTCAAGCATGTTCATACCTTCTATCCAAGAAAAGGGCACAAGCTCTTGCAAGTAGTATATGTAGTTATACAACATAATCCTTGATATCGCTTTTGTAGACATATGTCTCCAAATTCTTGGAAGTGGGAGGTTCTCATCAAGACGAACCTCCCTTTAGTAATGCTACTTGGTTTTGACAGCTGCAATTGCTATGGGCTTGATGTCGATGTCTCCACCAACACGCGCCTCACGCTGACGCTGCCGCTTCTCCAACCAACCTGGAATGGGCTGACCTTCAGGCGTGTAGTCCAGGCGATAGAAAACCAAGCGACCACCCTTCTGAAGAACTTTCACAGGCAGTTGATGAACGCGGCAGTAGTTGATGCAGGACGACGCAATGCGCTCGAGCTTCTGGTCGTATCCAGCAAGATCAGGCGATGCTGAATACATTCCAGTAGCAAGGAAATCACGCAGAAGCGGATACGATACACGACCTCGAGTATCGAACTTATCGCCAACATCTTCAGGTGCAACTTCTTCAAACTTTACCATGATATTCCGTTCCTTTCTTTGCGCTCTCGCGCTCTATGTCTTGAACCATTAGTTCAGCATATCCTGCAATATCGCGCCAGCTGTCTATATGGTGTGGATTGGCCAATATCCGTATTAGCTTATTATGAATCATAAGCCACGGGAAGAACGCTTCGGGTGCTTTTAGGAGCAAGCCAATCACTTGCTTCGCTAACGGCTGGAGTGCATAACCTGAAGCTTTCCATGCCACGCCGTATGTTGCATCGCGTTCCTCAATCAATTGCTGTGTACTTTGGCTTGTCATCTTTCACCTCTTTTATCGGCTGTTCTTGTTTCACTTCAACAGGCACCACCTCCTTTGCTTTCTCTGCAGCCGCGGTAGCTGCAATAATATTACGAACCTCACCTTGCTCTAAGTACAATACAGCCTTTCTAACGGTATCTAGACTGTCCTTGAAACGACCTAAGCCGTGATTGCAATTAGGGCAAAGAAGCCCACGCACTGCCCCTGTGTTATGGTCGTGGTCTACAACGAGGGGCTTCTTGAGCTCTTCCTGCGGAGTCTCACAGATGGCACACTTACCATCTTGCTCAATGAGCATCTTATCGTACTCTTCCATCGTGAGTTTGTAGAACGTCTTGAGTGCTGATCTACGATGAACTTCAGGATGAGCCGTAATGTAGGCCTTGTACTCTTTTCGATGCTCGTGATAGTAGTTACGAGCGCGCTCTCTGTCAGTGTCGGTTCGTCGAGCGCGCTCTACTGCACGGCGTTCTTCGAGATGTTCGGAGCGATACTTCTTACTCTGAGCCCGCGAGCAGTCTTTGCACCACCACGCCAAGCCATCGATAGACCGACTATCCTTGTTGAAGGCATCGTCTTCTTTAGTTTGTTGACACTTGGTGCAAGTCTTTGACATATTACATCTCCGTATAGGTTGCGAACGATTTGTCAGTTTCCTGAACCTCAATTGCCATTCGGAAACCTTCGTACCATGTTCCTGGATACTTCGAAAGCAGATCATGCCTACAGAGTGTGAAGAACCACTTTGCTAGAAGTTCTGCTGTAGATGCCTCGATGTTCAATCTTGCTGCATCACCACGCTTTACTGCAATAGGTCCATATTCGTCACCTCCACTTTCGTTTTGATTCGAAACGATGTATCTGTGATCGAGAGCTTCAATGAAGGGCTTGACTATCTTATCAAGGTCACCGTAATCAAGAAGCATCCCACTCCTACCGGGATATCCCCACAATGTGACTCGCACCTTGTAGTTATGCCCATGAAGACGTCCGCATTTGGGGTGGCCCTCAATTCGATGAGCGGCACTGAACGAATAGTCCCTTGAGATTGTCCACATACATTACCTCGGAAACTCCGCGATACCCTGCGGCCACGCTACTTGGATAGCATACGAGATAGGATCGATGAAGCCCGCTTCGGTGAAGGCTGCGATACGTTCGAGACATGAAGGACATACGCCACATGCAGCTATATCATTGATGTAGCATGACCAAGAGAGCCATAGCGGTGCGCGAAGAACGGCTGCCCAACGAACGATATCAGCCTTCGTCATCCAAGCATAGGGTGCTCGTACACGGACTGCTAAGTTCGTACCCGCAACCGCTGCTGAAGCTAAGCCACCTACGCACTCGGGCATATAATCGGGCGTTGTCCATGTATAAGGTGCACTAGCATGACCAGGAAGGGCAATCCAACTAACTGCATACTGAGCAGCTAATGCAATCGCATAGCCCGCAAGTAATGAATCTCGAAAAGGTACTACAATCATCGGATCACTACTATACCATAACTGAGGTACGTCAAAGGAGTACCAGTTGAGCCCAAAGTGGGCTGATACTCTTTGTGCCGTTCCTTCCTGATGGCGTAAGCCGTGTGGTAGCGAAACAACCATAGTATCATTTGGGATCGCAGCTTCGACCACCACATCAGCTATGAGTGTTGCTGTTGCTAATCCGTCTAATGCAAGTACTGCTGTTGCCATGCTCACCTCTCTTCTTTCGGAAACTCTTTGAGACCAACAATGTCCCAAGCTCTAGGTTCGAGAACGTACTTGATTGGGTCAACGTAGCCAGCAATTACGAAAGCCGTAATGCGCTCTAAGCATGTAGGGCACTCCCCACATGCAATCATACCACCTCGATAACACGAACGAGTCAAATACAATGGCGCCCTGTGCCTAGCAGCTAGCGTCACAATATCAGCCTTCGTCAGGAACTGGAAGGGTGTGTACAGCCGAACAGCTCTCATCGTTCCAATGTATACTGCTGCCGCCATCGGACCCATAAATTCTGGTGTGCAATCTGGGTAGGCCCATCCTTGCGAGTCCGTTGCATGGTTCGCAATGGCAACTTGATCGAAGCCACGAGAGTTCGCAACTGAGACAGCCATCGAAATGAGATTAGCATTACGAAATGGCACTACTGTTGCTGAAGGAGTCTCTTTGGTGATATCGTGGTATTCCTCGTTAGGCATTTCAGTCTGTCCTAGTAAAGCCGAGCTACCACCTGCAAATATTTCGATGGGTAACTGAATCACTTCGTGGGCAACTCCTTCGTAATACTTTATCACATTTGCAGCTGCCAACATCTCAGAACCTTCGTGAAGAGAGCCATACTTGAACGACAGCGCAAGGATTTCTTCCTCTGTTGTCATTAGTTGGGCTAGCAACGAAGTACTATCTAAGCCACCCGAAAACAATAACACTGTTCTTGTCATATCACCTCCTATTCTTCCATAAGATAATGTTGTGTAGCATCAGCACTGTTTACATACTTCGGCTTGTACTTCTTACCTTCGAATATCATTCGCCAGTCATCCCATTCGAGCTTAGCATTGTGTTCCATGACAACCTTAGGAGGTGGATCGCAGTTACGTAGTATCTGATCAACCCATCCCTTGTCGGCCTTCATGTATGTCGTTGCTGTCCGAATGGCTGTGGTGGACCAATGACATTTGAGACCTGCAACGCGGAGAGTATTGTATCCGTGTAATACCGTCGCCTTGAATTCGCGTATAGAAACTTTCTCACGCGAGAATAGACTGACAAGCCTGCCGATATGAATGAAATCGTGGCATTTGTTGCATAAGGCAACGGCTTCGATGTACGTTGACGTACGCCTGGCATAATCAATGTCATAGACTTCATGTGCATTGAGAGGTCCAGGACCCCCACAGGCGTAGCAACGCATGTTGTTCCGCGAGTAAGCCTCGCGTCTGGTAAGATCCCACCAGACTTCTCCCATGATGTTTCTAGGAGCCACACCAAAGAGGGGTTGCGGGATTGTTCCATGTCTTAGCAATTCGGGTCGAGAAAAGACGGGCGTATCAACCGCTTTGAAATCAATTGAGGGCACACTATCCCTCCAACCTCTGCAAGCGATCGATCTCGGCTGCAATCAGAGCACCTGCACGAACCAAGTCCTCAATGTTACCTTCTGATTTGAAGGTAGACTCTTCGTTATCATCAAACCAGGGCCACAAATCTTCCTCACCTAAGAGCAATGCCGTTGCAGCTTCAACGAGCTCACCTTCGGTCCACTGCTCATCGTGCTCAGCAACGAAGCCCTTCGTTTCTATTTGGCGTTTGCGTTCTGCTTCGATCTGTTCAACGCCACTCAATCCGTTTTGGTCTGCCATGCTATTACTCCTTTCAGAATCGTACTACAAATGACCGATCGGGAAGCTTACTTGGAACATCTAGTCCGACCTCGGCTGCTCGGGCTAGATTGATACCATACATCCAGGTATCGTTCAAGGCTTGAGGTTGCTCCGAATACGGAGCTTCTTTTAGTTGAGCACGAATAGCATCACGTTCTAGAGCGCCACGGCCTTGACGACGCCTGGATGTAATCCACCACGAATGAGCTGGAGCTAGTTGAAACCAAAGTATCCCATTCGCTTGATCGTACACGTGATTGAAGTTCATTGTACCAGCTACACTGGCATTCACGATGTCTTCAACCATACCATCTGCAAGTGTCGGAGCACGTCCTGACTTGAGATTATATACAGACTCAATACTTCCTTGAAGCACAGTAGGTTCAGGAAGTGGAGTACCTGTAATTCTACACCATAATGTCATACCGAAGTATGTCACTATGTGATTGTTTCTAACTCTATCCGGAAGCTTCGCGGGGAAACATCGGAAGACTTCAGCACGAGCGCCTTCAAGCATCCCCTCCAACTCTGGCATGAGCGCCAAAGTGCTTTGGATGAAGTGACCTCCAAATCCATGCGGAAGATTATTACGAAGCTGTTGAAACGTTTTGTATCCTTCGGACTCTTCATCAATATCATGAGGGTGTAATTGTGCCACAACAATACGTTCCCTTGCTGCGGGATCTTCAATAAGGTCTTCCCCATCGACACTGAAAGGAGCCGCGAGAGGATAGTCCACTGTCGTTTGATCGCCTTTCCCCCGCGGATCGTGACCGGTATCGTAAGCGAGGAGGACGAAGCGTAGAAACCGTTCGACAAGTTCATATCTGAACTCAGAGAATGCGATTGGTATAGCATTAGACGACCCTAACAAGGCTAAGGTAACGAATCGAGTCGTACCTGAATCGTATGTCTTCGGATCTGTCTGCCCGAATAAAGGTAGGAAGACCCGTTGAATTAGTGTGGTCTTGCCAGAACCCTTTGTACCAGCAACGTTGAGTATAGGAAATCTCAAGTTGTGTTGTTCGATCCAGGGTTTCAAACACGATGCGCTGTACCAACCAATCATAGGCCATATCGAAGTCTCCCTATTGAGTAATGGAACTGATGTTGCAATGAACTCTAATTCCTTCTTACTACATACTGCATGTAAGTCCAATTGCGGATGTTCTTTCTGTGCTGGTAACCAAGCAATCGGTCCTGAGAACCCTTCCCATACTTGCGCACCATCTAGGACCTCCTTGTCACCAACGAAGAACCACTTATCACTTAGCTTATGTAATCCCATCATTGGCGTGGCAGCGATTTTCGGTAACCCGACGGCCCGGAGCTTGTCCAGGAGGTATGGGAGGAGCGCTCTCAAATCATCGTCGTGGGCCAGCCACTGCCACGCCATAACGGGCGCTTCTTTGTCGAAGCGCGATACAGTGGTGAACGCTTGACGTGAAAACGTCTTGCCATCCCACGTATATCCTGCAGCCTTTACTTGTGATACGATTGCATCTTCGCCGTTGAACTTCGAACCGTCCAATAGCAACTGGGGTACAATTACGAAGGTACTGAGTCGCCTTACGCCTCTTTTCGTGCCGATGTAGTAGCCTTCGTCGTCTTCTTTGATTTCGGACGAGACTTCTTCTGCGTGAGGTGTGAAGCTTGTGATTCCGTCACGCTCTTGGGCTTGGACTTTCTCGCGGACTTTTTCAATGGTCTGCGGTAGATAATGATCGTTTTCTTGGGCTTTGTCCCCACAAGGTTGTAGTGCGAATAATCGGGTAATGAGATCGTCACTTGCGCCAGCAGAGACGAGTGCCGTGACAATAGCCCAGTCACGTTCGCTTCTCGATCTGTAACCTCGACTGTCACCGGTTCGAATTTTGTGCCTCGCTTTGTTATCAAGGCTTGCAACCACTCGAATATCGGCAATGCTATATCTGATTGTGGGTCTTGAAACTCGAACTTCACACCTAACATGGGGTTCTTCCTTTCTATTGAGCGTTCCAGGTACTCGTAATATCCTATTTGCATTCCAACATGCCTTGTCAGCCGTTGGAACGTCTTCCGTAACTATCTTGTTGAGCTCTTCCAACAACTCAACATCAAGCACAGGCTCTGTGAGAAGCCAGTAGAGATGCCAACCGTGTCCGCTAAACACCATATACGAAGGTGGTAAGGTAAATAGCGGACGCTGAGGATCATCAGCATCAACCCACAATGCAATAGAGCCATACACATCTTTCTTTTCGGTTCCAAATGACTGCCGCATCGCAGGACCAAAGAAGACGTCTCTATCATCTGGTATTTCAATGGTAGAGACGTCTTCGCTAATAATATACTTCGTATGCGCAGGCGTAGGCTTCGCACCGTCTGGTGGAATACATATAGCAATTATTCCACCGAACGCAAAACTTTTTAGAAAGTCTGTCATCGTCGCCTCGTTGATTCTAAACTAGGGTGAGCAGGGCAGCTCTGTCAGGTTGTATTACTTGCTACGTCTCGTAGCCTTACTTCTTCTTACCAGGAATCAATGAAGGAGCACCACCAGCCTTCGGGGCCTGAACCTTCTTGATGCGGTTACGAGGAGGATACGGCTCTCCCGTTTCAGGATCCACCTGCGTGGAGATTTCGATGTCAACGGAGATCGTGGCAACCTTGTTCACCAACATTTCGCTGGTGATCTCTCCATTGAAGTTCTTGTCAAAGCCAAGACCCAGGAGAGTGTTCTTGACACGAAACAGCGTCTTCTCAGTGAAGACAAGGGATTCGAAGATGATGCGGCCATCGTACTGACCACCGTCAATCTTCCACTGGACATCGATCTTCTGATTTCCAGCTTTGGACTGACCGCTGTCAGCCTTGGTAATTGTAGCCAAATAGTTACCAGCCGGAATAGGCTCCAGGCCTTTGACACTTCCAAAATCAATACTTGGGGACATGTTTTAGGTTCTCGCTTTCTGTATGTGAGTTGTTTAGGTTAGGTCCTGACTTATTGGCTGCCCTGCTCAATCAAGTCTAGAATCTTCTCCATTGATGGATTGATGATATGTGTTACACCAGTCTGATACTGGTCCTTTGCATAGACCTTTGTAGTGGGCCACACTTGCCCTACATTGAATACATCGGGTTTGATAACATCAGGATTCTCTGCTTTGATATCGCTATCAACCTGCATGCGTGTTGACAATCGCATTACCATGTAAGCGTATCCAGCAATCTCATCTCCTGATTGACCCCAAATCAATGGCTTGGTATTCATTACCTGTTTATCGTCCTGAGATGTTGCTTCGTGACTCGAAATCATGATGTTCAGAGCACGATCGCCCCATATAGTTGTCTCAGCGAGATCGAAGAACTTGACTGCCCAGTTCAACATCGAACCAAGTAGTGAACCGAATCCCTGACGACCTAATGGAGGTGTGAGCTCACCTGGCATCATATCAACAACACCCGTGATACGTCGAACCATTTGTCGTTGAACTTCAGTGAGACCATCTATCAGTAATGTGCTGTACGGTGGCTCTAAATCAAACTCCTTACAAAAGGAATCGTTTGGATCTTGTCCGTCTGATAACCAACGATACGGCCCATTGAAGTCCTGCATTGCGTGAATGGATATGATATCCGGCTTCACTTTCATCTTTCTGAGGGAAATGGGATTACCCTTTGCTTCAAGCATAAGGCAACGACCCAACCGTTTATCTCCAGCCCCTGTGCCCATCAGATACGTTTTACCGCACCCTGGACGACCATAGACTAACAACTTCAGTTTATCGTCTGGCTTAGGTTCTGATGCCATTACTTATCTCCTTCGTTGTCGTTCGGATTCTCCCACGAATCAGATGAACCCAAGGTGCCATCCTGAATGTCAAGTGTGATTGCAGTATCCGCAGGATTACGAACTGCCTTATCTAGCGTCTTCATAACATAATCAGTGATAACGTCGGCTGCTTCGTACATATTGCGGTCATACAAACCAAGCAGACGTTCAATCTCGTTACGTATTGCCATACGATTTGGTGTCATTGCTCTATCTCTCCTTCTTCGACTGTGCGAATAGATTTCTGTGACTGACGTACTTGGTACTCTGCTTCAAGTAATACTTCGTGATCAATGCCTGCATTCATTGCAAGACACGGACCTTTGAACGAACAGAAGTTGCAGTTCAACCAACTAGGTGATGGATAGTACTTAGTATCAGGATTCACCATCTCCATTGCTGTATGGTACAATCCTTCCATCAACATATCAATCATGAACGGACTACGATATACAGGCCAACGCACAAAGAACTTCTGCTCATTAGGTAACAACTGAGCTAAGAAGTTGGCATACGACTCCATGATGAATTCATCAGAGACATCGGGATACTCATCTCTAATACACTGTACGTAATGAAACGCTGTAGTATCGATTGACTTGTTCTGCGAGAACAAACCATTGGCAAGCATAGCAGGTATCGTTGGAACCTTCTTACGCATGATGTTGTAAAGGACTCCAACAATCGGGTGTCCAAACATCTGAGACGCTGCATACATATAAGTACCACATTGCTCGTCGTTATCTAGAGACCTTACAAGTTCCTGGATTGAACGAGTTGTTTTGGTTTCCCAGATCCAGTACTCTCCTGTTTCCTTATGCCGAACAATACCATCAAACCGCCCCCCAAGTCGTAGCTGAGGATCTACGCAACCTGGGGGGACGGGAAAGGGGACATCGAACTCCTGTTCAAGGGCAATGAATTCTAGATTGCGGTCGCTATACTTCTTTTGGTCTTGCTGCACCCATAACGTATAGTGCCCTAACAAGCCCTCGATCAAATTGACCTGCTCTCCGAATATCACTTCCTCTTGCGCCCATAAGTCCCCCAACTTCTCCCACTCATCGCGTTCGGAGATGATAAACTTCTGCACGGCATCAATAGGTAATTCGCCTGTCGTGTAATACATCTCCAATGCATGATGAATAGCTCGACCAGTAAAGAAGGGAGCATAAGGAACGGTCGACTCCAGGTTACGATGTAACGGAGACGACCACTGCCACTTGCGCCTACATGAACGGAATGTTCGAATGTCTGAGATATGAATAGATTTGGGGTCACCCATGACTTACCTCCAGTTGTTAGCGCACTGCTGCGATTGGTTCAATTATAACCTAAGTCTAAAAAACATGCAAGGGCTTAGGTATCATACAACTTAGGTCCTTTGTGAGCCCCTGATATAATAGTACACAAACTCGGACTCGGACATCTTCTTCTCATATGCATCATAGATGGACCTATCTTCGTATGTAGACCAAAGCATATAGATGTTCTTCGGTTCCTTGATATCAATACGATGAACGCGATCGATTGCCTGCGTCATCTTCTGCGAAGACCAATGACCATCCATGAATACTACATTCTTAGCCCACTGGAGATTGAGTCCTTCTCCCATAGCATCGATAGTGCCGACAAGCAACGGTCCCCCCACATTGCCCCTGTGCCCGCCTACAACCATGTCACATTCGAGTTTCGTCGCAAGCTCGATTGCCAAGTCTCGAAACCGCGTAAAGATGACACATGGCTCAAGATCTGCTGGATGGTCAGTCAGGAACTCAAACAACCAATCTATCTTGGCGGAGTTCATTTCACGATGAGCGTTGTTCTCGAGACCTAGTAATGCAGGCCATGCAGATACCTGTTGTAACTTAGTTACAAGAGCCAACACGTTCGGGATAACTAAGTTACCTCCAGATGTTCCTACTAAGATATCCTTCGAGTTCCTAATTGTGTTATACAATTCAAGCTGCTGCAGAAGTAGAGGTACATGAGTATCGATGATAATCTTCTCAGGTAACTGCGGTGCAACCTCTTCCTTCGTCCTTCTAATCATGAAAGGTTCGAGCACGCGGCCAAATTCAACAGGATCCTTTGCCCCGCCAAGTTTCCAGTGATCCATGTAACCTGGCGTCTTGATAATGTACTTCCCAACGAATGACCAATACGAAGGGAAGGCATCAGGATTACACCAGTTGAGTATCGACCAAATGTCTGCTGCAGTAGCTTCCATTGGAGTTCCCGTGAGTGCTATCTTCCTGCCTGCAGGTATATGCTTTGCAGCAACGGCCATCTTCGTCTTGCGATTCTTGATACGATGTGCTTCATCAAGGATAATAGTATCCCATACAGTGTTCGCAATGTTCTGCACAACAGTGGGTGCATGTAAGTCGTAACACGACATTAGCAACCAGCCATCCAAGTCTGCATAGTTGCGTGGGATGCGATTGCTAATCATGATCATGTTGCCAGGATCTTGATCCGTGATTGCATCAATCCATTGCTGTATCAGGGCTGGTGGACAAATCACCAAGCCCCTCCACGGCATCTCAGGCATGTCCGCAAGCAACTCGTTGCAATCGCGTGCTGCCTTGACAATCTCGAGTGCGGTGATGGTTTTACCCAATCCGCATTCGTCTGCGATCAAGAAGCCTGGTGCACCAACACCCTTATTGACAGCTTCCTGTTGGAAGGGATAGAGTGTCTTCATTGCACATTCCTATACTACCATCGAAACGTGATTCATGATGGTGTAGTATCTGGCATGTTTGTAGGCATCTATTTTATGTAAGGAGCCTGTTATCAACTTCAGGTGTTCCTCTCTAACGGCTACGCGAGTCATTGCAGCCGGTTCTTGAGAAACCAAGATAGGGTTGGGTATCATCAATGCAGCATATGCTCCTACAATACCAATTACCTGAGATGACGGAAAGTCCGAACCTGATTGTTCGAATGCACGACCTTGGCGCAATCGAAAGTTCTCGAAGACGATTATCTGTGGCTTGAGTTCAGCATACATGCCACGTCCCATGATGAGCTTCTCGAGCATATAGAAACGATCTTCCCATGCAATCTCGAGACACTCAACTGGATGGAAGGCATCTTCAATTGACTTAGCCAGATGGTCAAAGCCAAACGTACATACTCCCGTTGTCTTACCTGGATCAATCGATAGACAATGAATCATCGTCAACTCTCCCTTCTTCAATTGTAGACCCCACGTTACGGAAGTGGGCAGTGTTTGCACCACGAATTGCAAAGTGCGTATCTGCCGGTAACGAACCAACTACAATGGACGCTCCAGGACTCATGATATCGATGAGAGCGTTGATTGCAGAACGCTTGGCTAACAAGCGACGTTCGATCCAACCAAGAAGCCAATGCGACTTCAGGTGATACGTGCAAGTCATTTGGGCATCGTCGAACATATCACGCAGTTCCCGAACTTCGGATCTCGTAAGGGTCACTACTTTGCGATGCTGCTGTTGTGTCTTCGTTGCTCGCCATATTACTATCATCTCCAACAGTGAGAGTTCCGCTAAGTGCTCTAGTTTCATGTTCTCGCCTCCATTCTTCTCTAGGTGTAACCTGCCAATCGAGCTTTTCTTCTTCATCCTTGAAGTTCTCAACAACCCATGCTGCAAAGATAATCCTGAAGGGAGTGCCACAATGAGGGCAATAGCCATGGGCATCGCGAAGATCTTGTAATAGAGCTGGATTCTCTATAGCATCATCAAGCTCGTATTCGTAACCAGTGTTCTTACCATGTGTGATTGGTAAGATGATTCCACCACCACACTTCCAACATCCTATGACCATTGTGTCGTTAGTCATAGTCACCTGGTATAGGTTCACGCTGTGCTTGTGCAGATAGCAGGCAAGCCTTATCGCAGATACGATCGTCTTCTTCTTCCGCAACTTCGACTGTACCACCATCTGAATCGGTGATCTTGAGGTCGTCTACAGTCTCCCAGTCTATACCCACACTTCTATCGGGTGGAGTAAGGGTAGCTTCAACGGATACTATTCGACCATCTGCAAGTTGGTACTCAAACGTTATTGTCTTCACGACTACTCCTCTCTGCTGTAAGTAGGTCCACACTACCGTCATTCCAATCGCGTCGAACTCTATCGATACTGCTTCCTGGAGCCTCTGCTCCTTACCTTTCCCTTCGCGCGAGGTTGTCACGAATAATGGAGACCTTGAGTATAGTACAGCACCTGAAGGCTGAGCTTCGGCAAGTTCAGCCTCCAAAGGCCGTGCTTACTAAGTTATCCTTGAATCGGCGCAGGTAGTGGCATCAAGTCAGGTAGCGTCGTTCCAGGTATGATGAAGATCGCCGGTGTCACTAGCATGGCTGAGTAGTTCATTAGAAACTGTTGAGTGTTGGTCAACGCTGTTACCAGCCATGGAGGTAACTGCGAAGGTGTTGCATATGTCCAGCCTATAGTCTCAAGATACTTGACAAGTCCTGCGAAGGTCAAACAGTTCGAGTAGTTACCTCCACAGAATTGCTTAGGATCCATCAACGGTGCGCCATTAGGAGTGAGACCCATGAAGCCCCATACGTTTGACTTCATAGCCCATGCGAAGAAGTATTCTCCATTTGGACCTACCATGATGAACGTATTGGGAGCCTCTTGCATGGTCAAACGCAGATAGCGAATGGTGTCAATCAACCCCAAAGCGATGACGTTTCCGTCACCAGGTACACCTACGCCTGCTAACATGGTGTCAGCATTCGCAAGCTCTTGCACGGGGGCTGTGACATCAAGCTGTTGCCCTGCTGGTGTGCACCCTAACAGAAACAATAGGTACACGATGACAAGGATGTAACGTGTGACTTTCATTTGAAACCTCCTCTGAAGACTTTGATTAGGCGCTCCATGTGCTCGCGCCTTCTTTCGAGCTTACCAATCAGCTCTCGATCCCGATACTCACCCTTGGCATCCTCGTAGACAATCCAGCGTGCATGCTGACCAGCGGTGCTCCGAATGCATTCAAGAATTGCATCGACGTCCTGCGCACTGAGCGATTGTCGCAGCCCTTGAATCTGTTTGCAGGGCTGATGGAGATCAACATAGAGGGCCCCTACGCGAACGTGTTCGTCGTATGCAGGCCAAATTGGCGTGGGTCTTTTTTGGACGGGAGGATCCGAGGGCAAACCAAAAGCGAGGGGCATATTTTTTTCTAAGGCTTCCCGAATTGTATCGGAGATAGCAGCCACAACCTTCTCTTCCACCTTCGAGTAGTCCATATTGACTACGGTGACAGGATCACCCTGCTTCGGGGCAACAACTTGTCCTGGGCGCATGCCCTGTGTAATATGTTCGCTGAGATTGTTATCGAGTGCCTCGAGCTTCTTACTGATTCCTGCGAACAGGCCGAACAGTTTCTTGATATCTGACGTCTGCGTCATGTTACCTCCTTGTGACTGGTATTAGATAGAAAGGCAGGCAGACTCGTGATCGTGTTACCTTGAGTCTGCCTGCAGTTTCTTCGCCTAGTGCTGCTCTAAAAGCAGCAGGCTCAGTACGCCTGGCGTATTACGGATCGGTATTGCCACTAGGCGTATTTGTTACTTGGCGGGAGCGACGGCGGGTTTCGCGGGCGCAGGCGTAACCACGGTCTTGCTCGGTGCAGTTCCACCAGCGGCTTTCTTGGCTTTCAGATCGGCATTCCGTTTCACACGGTAAGCCTTCTGGGCTTCGTAGTTGTAGCGAGGCTGCAACTTGACGCCGTGCTTCGCCAGATCAGCGGTGACAGCTTCGGTCTTTTCGAACGGAACGACGATCACATAGGACTTGCCGTTACCGCGGGGACCGGACCCAGCCTTGCGAACACGAGGAGTTGCATTGAAGGCATCCAGGTCGGTCTTTTTGAATTCCCAGTGGCCGGTCTCGGCGTTCTTGGTACCCTTGAGGGCACCTTCGCGAGCCAGCGTGCGGATCCGCATTTCGGAGATGCGCATGTAAACGGCTGCATCACGGAGTTCCATTACGGCGGGAAAAGGTACTGAGCTCAGATCTAACGGTGACATTATATATTCTCCTTGCAAGTTAGGCACTTGCGGGCCATTAGGTTGAATGTGCGCAACACGTACACGCACTCAAATTGGTTGACTTGCTTATATTATACACCCAAATCAATAGATTGAACGTTAGAGTTTCGTGAGAACCTAAGTTTCAATCTCTTCCGGACACACTATGGTCTTTCTTGATCCGGGCCTTCAAAGTGATGAATTCTGTATCTGGATTGTTTACATCATTCATCTCCATGTGCTCTACGAGCCACTCATTGGATTCATCGGACTGTCTGAATGCGAAGTAGTTCAGTATGGCTGCGACAGCATTGCTGACGATAACCATCATCACTGCTTGTTTATCCGTTATTGAGCCCGCTAACCATGGTATCGCTATTATGATGTTCACGATAATGAGTGCGATCCTTGGGTTGCGTAATCCCATATATACCTCCTTTCTGCGTCGACGACGCACAGTGTGCCTTGGGGGCACTTGCTTATCGGACACGGTACATCTTTTCATGACCTTCGGAGTCCTTGTAGAACTCTCGTGTCCGTGTTTCCCTTGTGAGTTTGAACTCCTTGTCGTCCCCACATATATCACACCAGAGTTTCAGGATCACCTCCTTGACAACGTTCCGCTTCTCGACTGGATCACCACTGCTATCGACTGTTGGCATTACTCACCTCCGTTGTAATCGAGATTACCTTCAATGTACCGATACTCGCTGGCATCTACCCAGTATCCATTTGGTGCTTCGACTACACAACCAGTCCAGAAGTCGAAATGGAACTCGAATGTGGGGGCTAGAGTGGTCATGGATGCACAGTAGTTCTTTTCGCCAAGGGCCACTAAACCGACCACTAGTCCGATTCCGAGCACAAATATCAGCATTATGGTACCAAAGAGCTTGAGTTCAAAAAAGTCGTCATACATTACACCACCTCTCCTTCATCAGTTGTAACAATTGTAACAACCAAACGTACTCCACGATAGGCGCCTAACGTGGCCAGGATTGCCTGGAGTGCTTTCTCAGCGTCTTCAATTGGGATGTTCACTCCATTGGTGCCACGTTCCCATTTGATCAGACCAGGACCGTCAAAAGTCCCCCCAACCTTCGTGTACAGGTATCGGTATTCGAGAAACCGACGTCCCTTGAAGTCTGATACGCCAACGACTGCTTGCTTATCGCCTACAGTCACTGCATGGGGTTCAGCTTCGACTGGAATTGTGCTATTGGGTAGTGTTGTCATTTTTACCTCCATAGTCTTCGTACCTATCCAACGTATCACTAATCATGTCCAAGAAGTAGCGTAACTCAGTCTTGGCATCTTTCTTACGCGCACGTGAGTCAGTCAAGGATTGCCAGATCTGCTGGATCTCGTGTTGTGATCCTGCAACACACATTTGAGTCAACGGTTTCCGTGTGTCATTCCAATCCCAATACTCAGGCTGCCCAGCTTCACGTATTCGATCAATGATCCTACCCAAGTAGGCATCGATTATAGCCGAAGCTGAGGCCTCGATATAGTGAATGCCTGTACGCATATTGATTTGATTATGTGGTATAGCCAAAGCGAGATTGTAGCAACGCCATAATGCACATTGGTGTGCATGTCCAGGATCCTCCAATGCGATATAGGCATCCATACGTGCGAGTGAGGCTACAGTGTCATCCACAGTACGAAAAGCAAGTTTCATGCGTACTGTTTGCCAGAATGGCTCGTAGGATACAGCATAGATACGATGTTCTGGCAATACTTCGTGTGTGCCTGAATCGAACACATAGATGTTACGTTGCACAACAGGCGTTATCTTAGGCTTAGCTTTAGGCATGATGCCCTCGCTGAGATGCTGCATGATCGATGACTTCATTCTCGAGCGATTCGAGTACCCAGAGTCTGAAGCCATACCAACCTTTTGCAACACGTTGTAACACGCCCTTGGTGGCCGCCGCTGCAACCTGGTTACGCACGTTCATCTTCATCCAGTATTCGTAGTTAGGCGGACCATACCAGCCAGTGCTATTCGAACTCTTAGCGTGGTGGTAGTAGTAGGTTGCATACGCTTGTTGCAGGTTGAATTCCTGCACACGATGGATAGTAGCAAGGCGGGTAAGGAAGGATATATTCAACCTCTGATGATCCCATGCAGGACCTTCCATCCAACCTTTGAGCTTCTCTGATTCCTTGTCAGCATCTCGATCAAGGATTACACCACGACTCATTGGTCCAAACGTATCGTTGAACTCAAATGCTGGACTCGGTAGCGCTCCGTTCCTGATCGCCTTTTTGATTGTCAGCCACGATACGATGCTCAGTGTTGGTCGCTCCAGGATCACTGTAGCCGTTGGTGCTGCTAACCGTTGTACTAGACGCCAATTCTTGATCGGCTCTCCCAAGGTTATCACGTCGTATGCTCCTGGAAGGAGTGACTGGACTGAAAACCAAGTCGCTACTCCGGCTTGATTCGGTTCCTTGTTGATCACCTCTGCCAGTGCATCCGGCTTGTCGCTGTTGATCGTTACGGATCTCATGGCTCAATTCCTTCAGGCTTTGGTCGACGCGTTCGAGCCACTGGAGTCTTGATGGCACGGACTTCTTCGAGGTTCTTTTGGAACTCGAGGTTGTCTTGGGTTTCGGCGACAATCTCTTCGAGAGGCCTATCTGGACGAGTTGCTTTTGCTTTCGTCTCACGATTTTGATGCCTAACATGTGGCTTTCCTTTCGAGTCAGGCTTCACTATATTCGCAAGATGCATCGTGGCAATAACGTCGTGCAAGTTCGCCGCCTTTAGCGCATCCTGGACTTCTACAAGTTCAGTACGCGTCATGTAGACAACATACTTGTTGCGGTGATCGGCTCTTCGATTCTTCCGAGGTGCATTCAGGAATGCGTCTAGAGCTTCTCTCGTCATGAGATGCTTGAACACTACAGCACCTTCGGAAATTGGTTCTTTCACCGTCGGTATCGTTTTGTCACGTACTCTATTGCGAATATACTGCGGAGATAATCCCGTGTACACCGCTGCACCTGGGATATCATACTTATCTTTCAATTGTTCAGCCATGTTCTATGCCTCCTTATCTGCACTATGGCTTGCAACATACGTACGTACGTGTCGAGCATTTGTGGGTAGATCGTTCACAATCTTATGCACGACCTTCCGAATGGCGTGGGCAATCAGATCGTTGTGCCAATTCTTGTCGTAGTCAGTCAAGTCTACGTCAATCTCTAACGCGAGTATAACGGGTACTGTAACTACAACCGCATCAGCCTTCGGCGTTCCTATCTTGGGATGCATTCCGGGTGCAGGATCTTCGTCGTCAGGTCGTGAGTGCTCAGCTTCGTGATCAGTCGTCATCTTTATCACCTCCTTCCTCGTCAGAGTCGTCGTCGTCGAATTCGGTGTTCTTGTCGTAGTCTTCGGACTGCATCCAGTTGTCGTATTCGTCTTGCGTCCAGCATTCCCAACGTGCATTGGGTGGAATGTTGATACGGATGTTGCCGAGTACGGTGTCGTGGAGCCGTACGGACTCAATACCATCTTTGCCCACCGAATAGTCGAGCACTCGTCCCATTGCTTGCGAGAGCTCGGGATGGTTGAACAAGTAGAGGTGAACGTATTCACCTACTACAGGTGCATGATGTTTGGGTTTATCTATAGGAGACATGTTATGCCTCTATTGTGCGTGTTGGGCACTTGACTACCCAATTAACTGGCTCAGGTACGTATGTGTTGGGCTCAGCCACCAGTTCGCATGTGGTAGGCGTCCAAGGAACGAATAGACGTATCATTACCTTGATGCCACCAAACATTCCTTCACCTTCGTACAGACCACCATATCCGTGGTTCTCAGGAATCAGCATGCCACCTATGTAGGCTGGTTGAAGGTCATCAAAGAGACATTTGGTGCATAACATGATTTCGGCAAGCTCTCGAACACCATTTTCAGCTGTTCGTGCAGCACCTGCGTAGTCCAATCGCAGCACTGACATGTGCTTTGGATCCTCGCGTATCTCGTCATTCTGTGCTTGAGAGTTCATGCGAGTGAAGTCTTGAATTGGATCAAGTTCATGAATATATGTCGCTAGGTGGCTTATCCACCGAGCTTTATTGACCACGGAGTCTAAACGTGTCGCAAGTTCCTCTTCAGAATCAGCACCGTACCAGTTCTTGATTGTCACATTACACCTCCTTAGTGTAATCAATTGGATGCAAGGTATCTAAACATCCTTGCAGATAGTTAGGACCTAAAGTCCCATTTGCACGTCCTGCCTCATAAGAAGCAGTGGCATGCAGATTGAAGGCACGAGCATCTTCAATGAACTCGTTCCTACGTTCGGGGGGTACGAGACGTTGCCACTTGCTGAGGAACTTGAGACATTCTTGTGCATGGTTCATTATGACCTCCTTCCTTATAATGGATCCCAAGCAGAATGATAGCTTGGGTTGAGTGGATACCTTGACCCTGAATTTTTATGATACATAATTATAACATAGAACATAAAAATTCACAAGGGTCAAAAGCCCCACCCAATTTAGAACCTATGTGAGTTGTCCTAAGATGAGCAATAGACAGCTACAAGCACATAGGATGATGATGATCCACAAGAGTATCCTACCTAGACAACAACCTTGCGACTTACTATTTCCGCTTGGCACGTACATGTTTGCCTCCTCTTGGCTTGACAACACCCAGATCTGTGAGAGTGATGCTCAATGCAGGATCGCCAGCGTAACCACCTGCAGGTAGATCAGAAACGTAGTTAGCTGCACGTGCAAAGTAGACGTGATGATCAGTCGACTTCGGTGCGATACGGGTTGCAAGGACCACCAATTGGCTATCGTGTGCTGCAGATCCCTTCACATGGACATACATGCGCCGTTTGCCCTTATCAGCCTTACGTGACATGACATCGTAGAAAATCGTGAGCCCCAATGATCGCGCTCTGGCAAGGAACACTAGGTAGATAAGACGCTTGACCTTGAGTTGGAAGTCTTTCGTTTGCACTTCCTCGTCTGGCGTTTCGTACGAATACAGTTGCAGTACGGATGCCCACTCTCCTGTATCAACATCTTGGAATGGTTGCATCGCAGGATGCGCACCTTCACGCACCAAGCGCTTCCACAACCTTCGAACCTCTTGCTCGGTACCACTCGTAAAGATACCGAGGTGTACTAGTTCAACGTTCATATCATTCCTCCTTCTTTCCATCAATCGGGTAGCGCATATGGGCAGGCACTGCCTTGAGCTGCTTGGCAATCATACGTTGGTTGTGCTTCTTGAGCCACTTGAAGAAGTCCTTGAAGACCTCCCGGGATACTTGGCGTCGAGTGCAATACCATTCGTCGAAGTCCTTGTTGTTGAGAGTATCAAGGTAATCCTTGAACAACACACGCATCTTCTGTTCTTCGTTGTATCCTGTCTTAGGCATTACGTCCTCCTTTCCATTCATTTTGGGCATGAAACCATACGTTGTACCAAAATCCATCGTGAAGGCTCCTGGGCAAATCAAAGCCCTGCGACACCAAGTACCAACTTAGCCATTCGCTCATCTGAGAGATCTGATGGGAAGAGCATAATCTTACGCCTGAGATTCATATCACCAATCTCGTCAATGTGTGCCCGCAAATAGCGAATCATTACGAGGCGTCGAGCCTTGCGAAGTTTCTTGTCGTCCAGTATCTGTTGAGCAATCTCGGTTGCGAATGCCATGATGTTACCCTCCAATGAAATCGTCAACGGCTGGTCCACATTCGTAACCTGACCACATGCCATTCTCAAAGCGCCCCGTGCCAACGAGCACAACGTCTTCGTTGCAATGTGGGATCTCCCGCATCTTTGTTCGCTGAAGGATTCCAGCAGTAAGTCCAACGAACGCAATCAAGATCAGGATGAAGTACATACACGATAGTTGAGCGTACGGTGTTCTTGGTCGGTGTTGCATATGTAGCGCCTCCTTTGCGCTTATCCTTGCCCGTTCATACGGGTCCAGGTAACGAGTGACGAGTCGAGAAGGAGTCTGTCTTCGATGTCATGTCATCATTCTACAGCACGCTCGTCACCCGTTAGCTGGACCCCTATGCGGTGTTATGCAATCGGGGTCTAGCGTCTTGCTGTTACTCTTTCTTGAGATGTCGCTCGAACGCCTCGATGTGAGCATCACATTCGATGTCAACACCTTGATCCTTCGCGAACTTCTCGATTGCACCCATGTATACATCACCGTAGCTATCAGGTGCGAAATCGAACTCGGTGAGTAGATTAGGCATCTCAATCTTGTCGAAGTAGTTCTCGACAAGCGATTCGAAGATCACATTCGGACACGTACCTACACGTTCAGGATGTCGTGGATCGCTGAGGATCACGCCTCCCAGAAGGAGATCAACGCCTTGATCGATGGCTCCCAAACTGAAGGAACCATGCGCTTGACCTAGGCGGAAAAGCTCAGCCCGCGTTGCTGTCTCGAGTTCACTAGGATTCGGTATCATCTTTCACCTCGGTTACGACAACTTTTGTGTTCAGCGCGGTTGCGATGCCGTTGCGAACGCATTCCTGCCCGCGATATACGTGCTTCGGGCAGTACTCGTACTTCTCGGATTCGTTCGCAACGAGTTGCTCTGCAATGTGATTCGCGAACCGCTTCGCAACGCCATCAGTCTTGTTTCGAATTGTCTTCATGTGAGCCTCCTATGCTCTAGAACTTGTTCTCGATGATCAGTAATGAGCAACCTGTCTCGTCATCTCGACTACGAAACAGTATTACTCCTCGGGTACCGTTGTCGAGATACTTGATCGGTAGCTCGACTACATCGTTGGGACGCTGCTCGCGAACATCTTTGAGCGTGATATCCTGAGTTTCATCGTCCTCGGTGTATGTTACTAACAACACACGTGTTACGATCTTAGGCATCGAGATCCTCCGTTGCAGGTACGTCGTTGAAGCGTACCCAAACTTCATGGTCATCTCGCCAATCGAAGTCGAGATTCACACCAAGATCTTGTGCATCTGTTATGTAACCAACTTCTTCTCGGCAGAGATCGCGTGCCGTTTCCTGCATGGCTTCTTTCTGCTCATCGTTCCAGAAGTCTCGATCGAAGGTTACTTCGACGCAGTGCTCGTAGCCTGGAACTTCTTGATGGATGCTCGAGATGTCTCGCCACGACTTGACCTTATGTAGCGTGTTGTCGCACGTGTTCATTAGATCCCACACGTACTGATACACCAAGCTACTCTTGCTTGGATGATCATCAAGGTCATCCCATCGGTAATCGTCTGGAATCGCTTTCATGATCGCGTCTGCAACGCCTGGGATCTCAAGAATCAAGTCTCGCATCTCGTCCATAAAGCGGGTTGCAATGTCAATGCACTCCTCTTGTCCGGGTGCTCGTTGCATGATCTCAATCAACTCGCTGTGATCGGGTTCTTGTAACGCCTGATAGATCGCCTTGCTAAGATATGGTTTCATCGGCCACTCTCACATTCTCCACACATTATATCGGCTCCGCAACCGCCAACATAGACACCATGCTTGCACACGTCGCCTGGATAGTATCGCCAGCCCTGTGGATACTTGTGCTCGTACTTGGCTTGGCACGTATCGCATAGCACCATCTCGCTATCCCAATACGACCCGCAATCGCGCTCGATCGGTGTTCCGTCGTGTCGCGTTCCTACTTCAACCTTCGTACCACAATGTTGCGCCATATCACGCCTCCTTAGCGATGATATACGTGATTACGCGTTGCTTCCGTCTGGATAGCAGTGCGTATGAATCGGAGCACTTCCTTGTACAACAAGTTCTCTGTCTGAATCCACTCTTCGTCGTTCTCCGTCATGATGCGCTCGAGCCTTTGATGCGCTTCTTTGGCAATGAACGCTTGGATCGTCTCGTTGAACAGAATGTCGAACTCCTGTCCTTCGGTCTGCGTTATCTGCTCAAGATAGTCGAGCAGGTGCTTCGCAACCTCGGCATCAAACTCACGAGCTTTGTCGCTGCTCGTATTGCGCATAGCATCATTGGCGCTCATATGCTCGGCCATCCTGAATCGTGGTAACCAACCCCAGATCGAAGGTAAACAAGGGCATCGTGGTAGAGCATCTCTTCCAGCTTGAAGAACTCCTCGTCGTCGTCCGAAGTGCTGTCGCGCTTGATCCGCTTGCGAGCTTCTTCTGCAATGGGTGTTGCGACTTCCTCACAGAGCTGGATGTCGTATTGGTGACTTCGATCCTTGGACTGCTTGATCAGTTCCTCAACGATGAGGCTTGCGATCTTCGAACTGAAGCGCTTCTCAGCAAGTACTCCTACGTTCTTGATTGCTTCTTCTGCGTTCATATGTACGTGCCTCCTAAGCACGTTGCTCCATGACCCCGGCTCATCAGTACGGGTTGGGTCAGTTCACCGCAAACCTCAGCCATCTACACAGGGCGCGTGGATGGAAGCTTTGCCCTGCATAGATAGTGCGTGGCTGAGGTTTCGCCGTATGGCGATGTGTTGCTGCGCTAGACTAGCGCCTTCATCAGCTTACCGAGGCGTTTGTAGCCCGCTTTCATGTGCCACTTCTTGTACCACTGCAAGAGCTCAACAGCGGTGCCGGTGATCGGTATTTCCTTCGCTGCTTCGGCTGCAGCTGCATCCATCTGCGCGAGAGTGGCCTTTGATTCTTCTGTCTGTTCGTATGCCATGTCATTCCTCCTTCTGAATGTGGTGTACGCTCAGGAACACTGCGACACCCTTCTCGTCATATGAAACGAGGTTACGGATCAATTCGTCCGCGGGTAGATACTCATGCTCTTCGAGCACTTCGCCAGTGTAGAAGTCGATGATGCGGTAGATGCTACGAAGTGCAGCGACGTTGGTGATTGGGATGGCCACCTCGACATCGTCGAGATGCGAGGATAGCACGCACGAGTCACCAATCTGTTCCACTGCTCTTTCCACCGCGCGACTCAGCAGTTGCTCATCTGCATGAGCCGTTTCAAAGTACACGGTTACTTTCTTCTGGGTCATTCTGTCCTCCTACCATGAGTGGTTATCAACGGTCGGCTCATTGATATGCTTCGCAGAGAGCTCAGCATCATTTACCTCGTCCAAATCCACCTCTGAGGTACCAGGGCCAAGCGCGCTCGCCGCCTTCGCATCTATCTCTTGCTTGATGCGTTCAGCCGTCGCTCTAGCCTCCGCTGCTGCTTCAGCCTCAGCTGCCACCTGCTTTGCGATATCCTCATCGCGTATCTGGACAAAGAGATCGAAGTCTGTGATCAACGCGTCGTCGCTGTTCCCAACATCTGGCATCGTGTTCCGATTTGGTTGATACGAGCCCCAATTACCTGCATCATCGATACCTTCGATGTATTCCTCGATCAGATGACCAGGTCGCTCGGTTCGATACAGAACGCGACGTACACGTTCCACGGCTCTCTTGCGATCACTGGTGTCGAAGAGCACTCGATGTGCGTTCTCGTGCCGTTTCTTATTGTTGCGGGTCATTTCACTCCTCCTAATGAACCAGGGCAAACATCATGGTTCCCATGATCACGAGCGCTATGATTACAACGCCTAGTACGGCACCATCTAATATCGCTACAGGACGTCTGAACATGTTATGCCTCCTATGAGCCGTTCAGTTTGCGCTGAGTGTTGTCATGGATCCGTTGCTCGAGTTTCGTGTGCAGCATCTCGTGCCATTCGTTCATGATCTCATCAACTTGAACTGTGTCACCATCGATGTCAACTTGATCCAATGCCCAAGCCGTGATCAGTTCGACACCAGTCAACGCCAGATGGTATACGTCCGCGTGCGTAGGCTCGAGATCAATGTGCGATTCCTTGACCTCAGTGCCATAGTACTCGATCTCGATGCGCTTCATCATAGACTCAATCTCGTACTCCTGAAGCGTTGTACCGATGATCTCAGCGATGAACTCTGTCTTCGTTTCTTGGATCAGTTCACCTGACGCTAGATCTTCGTCGAACTTCATCGTTGTTACGCTGATGTCGAAGATCGCATCATTCTCGCTTTGCGCGAGTGTCAACAGCATATCTAATGCTTCGTGGGTTCTTTGTACCTTATTCATTGTCGGCCTCCTTTGCCGCCTTACAGAATGTAATGGGCTCACTATATGTAACCTTGACGTCGTAATTATCCATCCCATCATCTGGACCACTGTACTCGAGATAGAGCCCTGGACCCGAGATCATTGTGAATCCAGCCTTTAGACCTTCGATCAGATGACATGGTTCAAAGCCGCCGCAACTCATTACCTTGAGCTCTGCACCAGGTTTCAGGACGCGATACACTTCGCGATAGCTTCGAGCGAGATCCTCTGCGAGCGTCTCGCCGGGTTTCATATTATCGCTGCCTTCGAGGAAGCATGCGCCGAGTGCACTATCGAACGTCTCATTTGGAAACGGGATGTTAGCGAAGTCACCGATGACGATGGGTGTACATTCCTTATCCAATGTCGTGCCGTCGAGACTCATTGCTACAGCCATCGGATCATCGTAACACGCCGTACCACCGAGATCTAAGCGTCGAACACGTGTGTTGTTCATAGCTTCTCTCTATGCCACCTGATCCATACGCAGGTATCATCGCGCCAATCGAACATGGTATCGCCTGATTCGCGTAGCGTCATCGTACCATCGTTTATGAGCGATTCAGTGAGCGCGCTTATCGCGACCATCAATTCAGCATCGCTCTCTTGATCAATGGCTACGTTCAGATCGCATCGCTCTACGCGATTGCGACCATCTTGATACTCTTTCAGATGACTAATGTCATCATGCGTCTTGATAATGTTCATGTTCATAGCCCCTCTCTATACTTCATGCAGCGATTGAAGTCGCTCATGATCTGTTCATCTGACATATCGCGGTACATTGGGACCATAAGATCCTGGTCATCGATCAGCTCCACGTACCAATCAACATCGCGTGATGCTTTTACCGGATACAGAAGGTCCCGTATTCGCTTCCTGGTTCGACAGCCTTGGTAAAGAGCTACTGCATCATTGAGCTGTTCAAGTTCATCGAACGAGATGACGCCGTACCAATGATGATCGTTTGTGTAGATATACAGGTCCATCTGGCCGTTGTCATTCTCCTCGACGTCGATATTAGCTATCTCGATCGGGAGGAAGTCAGTGGTCTCCTCATTTGACGTTTCGCGATTGATCATATCATCAACTGATCGCTTTTGATCCGGATTCTCTATGTCGTGAAAGAAGTGAAGGTGCATGTCATGCCTCCTAAGCATCGACTTTGGTAAGATGACTTACGATGTTCTCATCAGTCTCGTGAACCCAACAGAAGTCAGTATCGAGAGTAATACGCTGCGGGTAAAACGGCGCAGCTTCTCGAACCTCGGTTATTGGATATACGCTACGACCATATTTCACGTGATCACCGACCTTTAGCGATTTGAATTCGTCTCGAGTCATTGTCGCTCTCCTTGGTTACTGATCGTTATAATGTAACATAAGCAGTATCATTTGTTCCCTGGTATCTGTGAACCGGGCGCTTTACTGGGGTTTATTGTCGCGGGTTATTTGTTATTGGTTGTTTGATCCTCCTCATTTGTTACCATCAACAAGACCGTCTCACCTTTAGACGCTGGATTGATGAGCTCGATCTTCATTACCATGGCTTCGATCTTGGGTTCATGGTGTCGTTTCGTATGATGCTGGGCGTTGTTCTGTTTCTGAAGATCCAGTGTACAGATACAGTCGCTACAGATCAACTCATATGGAAGCGTCCAATTGAATCTCGCATATGTTCCCATGTCAATTGGTAACCGATCATTACACCCGGGACATCTGAAATGGGGTCTGTTGATCCCTGCTCTAAGATCGTTGTCTAAAGCGGTGATCATAAGTTTCCGGATCACTTTGAGCGGTAACCGTTTACCTGGAGCCTTAGACGCGGTATCTTGAGCCGTGTTTACTTGATCATAGATCTGTGGATCGTAGCGTTTGTTATAGGTCATATGCATCGTGTCCTTGTTCCTTGGTCGAAGATCACATGATATATAAGAGGTACCCTGGAGATATGTCTCATTATATAATAATTATAATATAGGAGTCCGGGTCATTTCTAAGTGACATAGGCGCCCCCCAAAAAAGAACCTTTGCTCTGGGCTTTGCTTCGTGTGTATATGCAGCGCTTTATGACCTGGGCCTTTGCGGGTTCTTTGTTAGGTATACATGATAATAATCGATAATCAACTCTGCTGCCAGATTCACAGATTTGAACTGCTGATATGCTTATAAATATTAGCATGAAGGAATGGTCATTTGATTCAGAAATGAAAGTTATAAGCATATGCAAGTATAAAAATCTGTGTTGGTGGTAGAAGTGTTTATGTATTATTATCATATATATAT